GTTGGTACCGAAGTCGTCCAGGGCACCTCTACACCAGTGGCGTCAGTCACCTTCTCCGTATGGCTTCCCACAGTGACTTCACTGGCATGGTGGCCTATCTTGCCAATATTGCCTGATACGCGATGCTTAATGATGTGGGAGAACGACAAAGCCATCTTGAACCGCTGATCACGCATGATGATCGTGGTCTTGTTCAAGGGCTGTCCCAGTTGTCTCCGGATGTCTGGCGACTCCTTCTGTTCGGTCGCACCATCATGGGCACTGGCCGAGATGAACATCTTGGTGAAGAAGTCGAACAGATATTTCCTCTCGACTTCATTCTCTGTCTTGGCCGGGACTGCTGCCATCAGCAGGGCTTGCTCAACGTCACCAATGTCAGGGTTCTCGTTGATGCTGTCAGCAACCTTATCGTAGTCCATACCGATCAGCTTCAGCATCTTCTTGGTGGTCAGGTACTCTTGGGAATACTTGTCCGTGTTCGACTTATGCTTGTTATAGCGGAAGTAGCCCCATGGGAAGAAGCTACCTGCCGTCGTCGGTGCCGTATCGAAGATGGCTTCGATGGTCGGATTGACACCCGAATTGAGTTGATACATCCAGTAACCTGCACGAGTACCTTGCAGATACCTCACCTGAAAGTAGCTGGCTTCCGTGCTCACATCAGACGTACTCAGGCTTAATGTCGCCGTACGTGCCACTGTGCTCGTGATGGTGACACCATCGACTACCTTGTCAGTGGACTCTTCCCAGCAGTAGGTGACCTTGATGTAGTCTTCCATGGCAGTCGCATCGATGATGAATGCCGGTGGCACCTTCAGGGACTGGGTATTGATCAGCTTTCGATCCGGAGAGTAGCCTGCATTCGGGGCAGGTGCCCACACATCCATCGAACCATTGGCAATCTCACCAACGCTCGCTTGCACCACAACTGGCTGCATATTGGAGAGGTAGACCTTCTTGCCATCGACCATCAGGCTGTTGTCACGGGAGTCATAGGCGTGATCCCGCACCAGTTTAAGCCATCCCAGATGCAGCAGATTGACCGGACCAAGCTGGTAATAGGTGATGGAGTCCACCGGGCCGACTTCGACTTCGATGGCGTGTTCCACCACATCCTTTCCAGTCACCGACGAGTAGGAGTTGCCTGATGGGAGGCCGAATGTGTACTTGTCACGCCCATAGCGGTATAACCGGTCCATCTTGGTGGCCAGACCCGCCACCAACTCTTCCATCACATACTCAGTGGTCTGGCTACTGTGGTCCATCAGGGCATGGATAGCACCTTGTTTCAGGGCACTGGGCACCATGTTGTTGTCAATGACCCGTGCTACTTGTGTGCCAACTGTCGTGATCTCGCTACTGCCGAAAAGTCCCATGATCCCTCGCTACATAGAAAAAAGGGAGCCATCAGGCTCCCCTTACCAGCATCTCACCCTGTTACGGAGCGACGACGTTGATACCTGCCCGCAGCTTCGACAGGACCAATCCCATCGTGGCATCGTCCAGTCCCTGAGTCAGGTTGGCTTGCCACTCGTTGTCGGTCATGCGCAGCGTCTTCCACACATCGATGTACAGACTGGCCGCTTTTTGCTCCCCATCCCGCTGGAAACCAGCGGTTTGAGCGGCATACAGACCCTTCTGGCGACCGATCACACTGTCCGAATCCACACCCAGGGACAGGACTTGTGCCTTTTCCGTGGCCGTCTTCTGGTTTAGCAGCGTGAGTTCCGCAGCCGATTTCAGCGTGTTCTGCTGTGTGTAGTCGAACTCGGCTTGCGCCTTGCAGACATTCGCTTCGAGCAATCGCTTCTCGACTTCGGCGTTGATCACCTGTTGCGTGGCGGTCAGTACCTGCTTGTCCAGCAGTTCACCTTGCTTCGGTACCAGCAGCGTTTCCGCATCGGTCTTGGCCTTGTTCGACGTGATCAGTGCGGTTTGCGCATCGATCTGGGTACCTTGCTTACCGAGATTCGTGGCCTCGGCAATGAGGTTCAGCTTCTGCTGCGTTTGTACCGCAGTCTGAGCGTCGATCATCAGCCCCTGTTTCGGGACGTTCAGCGTTTCAGCTTCTACCTGAGCCGACTGCTTGCCGATCAGGATGGTCTGGGCATCGATCTGTGCACCTTGCTTCGGCACATTCAGGATCTCCGCATTGACCTTGGCCGCATTGGCTTCGAGCAGATGCTGTTCGTAGATGATGTTGGCGCGCTGTGCATTGGTCAGTTCGATCTCAGCACGTACCTTGTCCACCTGAGCCGAAACCAGATCACGCTCGATCACTGCCGTCAATGCCTGTTCTTGCAGGATTTGCAGTTGAGCGTTGGCCTTCAAAACTTCGACATCAGCCAGGGCGATCTGCTTTTCCAGCAGCATCAGTTCCAGCGTAATGCGCTGCTTCGTCGTGACGAAAGCCAGAGCATTCTGCATGGACGACTCAAGCTGGCCGAGGTAGACCGTGGCGTATTCCGGGCCACGGATCGTACCCTTGCCATACTGGTCTTCGAGGTGAATCTTCGCTGCACGCATCAGCGTGTCGAAGGCACCCGCACCGTCCAGCTTTACTTCGGTCAGGTCAGATAGCTTGATTTCCGTTGTCATGGCTTACTTATTCCATGCCAGCGGCAGCAGCTTGCTGACGGGCCAGTTCCTTCAGTTCGGCAGGCGTCAGCGGTGGCAGCACCTGAATGTTGAATTCCGGGATACGCTTCATGCGACGGACATTCTGGATGCCCATGGCACTCTTGACACGTTCGTTGTAGAACACCGGGCATTCACGGGCCACGAGCATGTCATACATGATCTTGGGGAGGTGATAGCCTTCCGGCGTGTTGAACGGGACGAATTTCTTTTGCGTCGGTAGATTGCGGTTACCCACGGTGATGATTTCACCATTCCATTCCCGCTTGGCCGGGTTCATGCAGACGACGTTGACACGGACCAGTGCCAGTGCCTCGTCACGCATCTTCTTGATCTTGCCTGCTTGCGACAGCGGTGCATCTTCAGCCGTCTTGGCCACATCCGATCCAGCATCCAGAGCAGCGATATGTTCTTTGATTTTCTCGGACAGCTTCTCGGCACTGATCGACGGATGGAACTTGACGCCCAGCGTGTTGGCCTTCAGCTTCAGGGATTCGAGGACCATGGCGTCCATCACTGCTGCATCGTTGGCTTCTTGGTTTTCCAGATCGGACATAGTGTTACCTATTAAATTCGGTTGTGAAAAAGGGTGGAGCCGAAGCCCCACCCTTGTGCCATTACAGCTTGGCAGCGGTCAGGATCAGGCCCATGCGTTCCGGACGCAGAGCCATGAAGCCGTAGAACCACTTGATCGACATGAAGCCGGTCTCACCGTACGGGTCATTGCGATCCGCGGTGTCCAGACCCGGCTTCTTGTGCTTGATGTCGAACTTGACCGTCTTGCCATCGGTCTGGAAGCCAATGGTGGTGAACGAGCCATCACCGATGACGAGGATCGGCATCACGTCGAACTTGTTGCCGGTCTCGTAGTGCAGGCCAGCTTCGGCCGAGGCATCAGCGCCAGCACCAGCCCAACGCAGCATTTCCGGTGCCACGACGAAACGGAACGGACCGACTTGGCCGACTTCGCCATTCAGGGTGGTACCACCAGCGGCGTACTTCTCGACGTGGACGAAAGCGCGCTCGTCGTGGAAGTCCTTCATCTTCTCCAGCGTCGGCAGCAGTTCGTTGCCGATGTAGGCGATGCGGGCACCAGGGATGACCTTGGTGTCCACCAGACGGGTACCGGTGATGGCCGTGGTGTGCTTCGGCGTACGGTTATTGTCCAGATCGATGGACAGGGCCAGCAGGTCTTTGTACTCCACCACGTCATCGGCACCGATGGTGGCCTTCGAGGTGGCGTTACCAGCGTAACGGACGACACCAGCAGCCGACAGCAGGTCGATTTGCAGCATGTCTTCGGTGATTTCGAGGGCACCGTTGACCATCTCGCGGTTGATGTGCATTTCGAGGTCTTCGTCCGAGTCGAAGTCCAGCGACTCTTTCGTGTACTCGTCGAAGAAGCCGAGCTTCTCGAAGGTGCCGGTGATTTCCTTGCGGGTGAAGCCGACACGGTTGACACGGCCACCGGTTTCCGACAGCAGCGGCAGCTTGCCGTTGATGGTGCCGATGTCCTTGCTCGAACCGTACAGGTTGCCGTTGGCGATGACAGCACCAGCAGCGTCGAGACCTTGCGAGTTGACATTGGCGTCGTCCAGCAGCGGCAGGTAGTGGTACTGCTTGATTTCCTTGCCGGAGTTCTTCGGCATTGCGCGCACGTCAGCCAGTTGGCTGAAGACCTGAATCTTGCGTGCTTCGATCAGCGCCTTCTTGTAGTAGTAATACTTGGTGAGTTGATCACCCATGGTGGCATTTGCACCATTCTTGTCAGTACCGTACTGACGTTGAGTCGTATCGAGAGCCATATAGTGTCCTTTGGTTTACTTGAATTTGGAAATGTCCAGCTTGAGCAGGTCTTCGTCACTCATTGCCAGCGGATTGAAATTCGCAGGGAGCTTCGAAGTGGGTGCTGCTGCACGTGTCGGGCTTGCGGCCTGACGTTGCTTACGGCGGTTGTCGTCGTCAGCCTGCTGCGGTTTCGGTTCCACAACGACTTTCGCAGGGGCCGCTTGTTGGCTCGACGGGGCAGCTTTCCCCGTCAGATGCGCAAGCTCGCCGCTCTCCATCATTGCGATACCGACTTGCCGGTATGCTTCCAGATCGGACAAACCAGTCAGGCGACCGAAGGTACGTTCACGCTCGACCTTGCCGATCACTGCATCGAACACGCCAGCCTGAATGTGCTGGGTAATGTCTTGCAATGCCTTCGGGTTCTGCGCAATCAGCGCACGGCTATCTTCATCCCACTGCTTACCGATGACGGTGAGGGTACGATCAAAGCCTTCTTGCCCATCGAGGGACTCAAAGACTTCATCCAGTGCCTGTTCTTCACGGGTGATACGGTGGTTGCCGGGCTTGTAGTCGCCTGCTTTCTCCACAGAGATATCCAGAGGATCGATCCCTGCGTCTTGGACCAGCTTACTGATCGCCTCAGGCTTCTTGGAAGCCACATCGATCAAGAAGTTGATACGGTCTTCACTCAGAAGATTGGCTTTTTCAAGCATCTTCATGAGGTTCAGATTCGGTCGAAGGGCGGCCATCTTCTTGTTGTAGTTGGCGCCCATCTGCATCAGTTGGATGGCTTCCGATGCCGATTGCACTTTCATTTCACGGCCATTGGCCTTGAATGGTGCAGTGATCGCAGCATGGAATGCCTTCAGATCGCCATCAGCAGGAGTTGCAGGTGCAGTTCCAGTTGGCTTTCCGTCGGCCGATTGGCCATCTGCATCTTTCTTACCCTTGTCGGCAGCGGTTTTTGCGGCGTCGTTTGCGTCGCCAGCAGTATCCTTTTCACCATCGCCACTCGACTTAGCCTCAGTACCGTTGGTCTGATCTTCCTGCGGGGCTGGGTCAGTGTTTTCATCGGTTTCTTCCGATTTGGTGGCAGTGCTCTCGGTCTTGTCGGTGGTCTCACCGGCGTTGTCCTGTGCTTCGACTTCTTCCGTCTGAGTTTCAGTCGAAGTCTCGGTAGTTGGTGCGTCTTTGGTACGCAGCTTGCTGACATCCAGATTCAGGATATCTTCATCCGACATGTTTGCCAGATCGTTCTCAGTCACGGTACCAGCCATCATTCGCCTCCCATCGAGAGTTCGGCGTAGGTGTCTTCATCGTTGGACAGAGTACGGTCAGCGATGTCGGCTTGGATGTGGATGCAGCGCAGGAAACCTGCCAACGAACCGATTGCATCGATGTCCTTGACGATTGCAACTTGCTTGACTTCGGACTGCATTGCAGCATCTGCCTTCAGGTGTACCAGACGGACAGCTTCGTCCTTCATATACAGTTGGCCGATGATTGCTTGGTAATCGGAATTCGATTCCAAGCGTTTCAGCGTCTTGGACAGTTCGATCAGACGCTTGTTCTCTGCGATGCTGCGTTCAAGCTGCATCAGTTCATGTTTGGAGGTCATTAAGTTTCTACCATTGCTTGTTGAAGGTAATAGAAGCGGCTATGAATACGCCGCTACTATAGTTCAGATTTTCGTTTCTGTGAAGAATTTATTTCTTGGCAGTAGTCTTTTTCTCCGTCTTGGCCTTGACATGGCCCTTCACAACTTCCAATGCCATATTCGCGTGCGCCTGTGCACCCTGCTTTTGCAGGTCACGTTCCTGCTTCACACCCGACTCTTGTTCCACGAAGTCGAGGTTCATCTGGTCGGTGGTGGCACGCAGATTCTCGGCCTTGGCTTGCTCGGTATCGGTCTTTTGAACGGTCAAACCGGCTTCTGCACGAATCTTGGCGGCTTGTGCTTGGAGATTGGCGACTTCGAGTTGTACCTTGGCCATTTCCAATTGCTGCATCTGCTGCTGCATCGGATCAGGTTGCGGTTGGTATTCCTCGATACGCTTGGCGAGGTCAGGCATCTTCTTCAGACGGCAGATGTCCGACAGGATGATCTTGCGCATGCCAGGGTCTTCATTCGGCCCCATGGTTTGCAAGAGGAAGCCAAGGTCTTGAGCCTTGCTGTTGTCTTCTTCAGCCGTACTGATCGAGAGTCGCAGATCGTAGTTACCGGCCAGATCATCCCGGCGAATCTGCACGAACTGGTCATTGGTGACCCGAATGACTTCTTCTTCCGACAGGAATACCGCGTTCATGGCAATGATCTTGCGACCGATCTCGATCATGCCTTGTGCCAGACGACGCAGAATCCCTAATTCACGCTTGGATGCAGCATCCAGCGCACCACGTACGCCAGCAGCCACGTCACCCAGAGCCGCTCCGGACACGCCTTGGGAGTACGACTTCACACCAGTCATCGACTCGGCTTCCATCTGCTGCAACTGCACCATGAACTGGGCCGATGCGGGAATCTCCGGGTAGGTATGCATGAAGATACCTTGTCGCGGATCGATATTCGGGGTGTACTCGTAGTCCTGACCCGCTTCATAGCGACGACGGTTGGTCGTATCCAGCATGTTCTTGGCCATACCGGTCTGACCGTTGGCCGATTTGCCCATGATGTCGATCATGCCGCGTGTGACCGCACCAATGATCTTCTGGTTGTCTTCCAACAGGGCACCATCCGGCTCGCCATACACGGACTTGCGGACTGGCAGGTACTGAACAATGACGAACGGTAGTTTCTTGTCCGGCATGGGGTTCTCTTCCATGCGGATCAGCGTATTACCCACCCACGAAGCCACGATAGGCTTGACGATGCCGCTACCATCGATGTCTCGATAGCCCCAGTACTCGGTCACTACGAACTTGGTACGTGGTTTGTCGATGAAGTTGAAGTTGGCACCACCATCCGAGGGTGCATGGTCCGGATCAGACAGCGGTGAATTGCTGTTGATCATGATGAAGTCCAGATTCTTGTACCGGCCATCCTGCTTCAGTTCGGACAGCGAAGACTCGAAGGTAACAGCGACGAAACGAGCCTTGTTGATGTCACCCTGACACATCGGATCGACCACCACGTTACGGAAATCCATGATCTCCAAGGTGGGACGATTCACAGCCAGACGGGTCTTCTCGACTGTCTGGGTACCGATCTGATTCGGACGATACGGTGCACCATACTGCTGGCTCAGTTCCAGTGCCTTGGACACATGGTCTGGTACATCGACTTGCCCACCCTGTTGCAGCATCGCAGCCTGCTGGAGTTGGGGCGCATAAGAGTCATCCTGTACAAACTCGAACTGCGGTACATCCTCGTTGTACTTTTCTTCGATGGCTTCCCAGCCTACACGGACGATCACCGTACCTTCGTCGGTAGGAGCACGAACGTACTCATCGATGAACTTCACCTTGTCGATCTGGGTATTGAACTGGTAGTTCAGCACCATCTCGTTCTGGATCGCCCCTGCCTTGTCTTCCCAACTTACCGGATTGACATTGAAGATGTCAGGACTGGACAGGAAGGGTTCCGACAGGGCGGCGTAACGCCACTCGGCCTGCTTGCGGATCAGACGAGGAACGATCTGGGAACTGCCCTTCGGAGCATTGGCCTTGGCCTGTCCCTGCGCGTTGTAGTTGTCGAGCCAGCCATTGATCTTTTGTACTTGTGTTGCGTGAATCGGACGCGCATCTTCCATGTCCTGCTTCAACTCACGCAATTCGGGGATTTTGGCCCAGTCCACCAGCTTATCTACGGTGCCGATGCCATCTGTTTGCTCAGGAGTGATCATATTTGCCCAGAGGTAAGTTATACTCTGAGGCATTATCCCATAGTATTTCCCCCCATCAAGGAGTTTCCATGAAGATTCAATTGCTTCGTCCGAACGTACTCGTCCCAACTCGTGGTACCGATCATGCAGGAGGCTATGACATCTACATGCCAGAAGCGGGCATCATGATGTCGGGCCACACGTACAAGGTTGGACTGGGTTTCGCTACTGCGATCCCACGAAACCATGTGGCATTGATCCTGCCGCGTTCGGGAATTGGATCGAAGCATGGGATTGAACTGAACAACACCTGCGGAGTGATCGATGCCGACTATCGGGGGGAATGGTTTGCCACTCTGAACCAGAAAGCAGGTCACAATCCTCTGGCATGGAAGGCCAGCGAGCGGCTGCTTCAGTTCATCGTGGTTCCTGTCTGGACGCCAGACTTAGAAGTGGTATATTCGCTCGATAGTACCGAGCGAGGTACCGGTGGCTTGGGTTCGACCGGTCAATAACAGAACCCACCATGAAAAAAGCCCCTGATAGGGGCTTTTCTCTTTCTTACACCCAGCCCATGCGGCGTATCCGGCAGTTTTCCGTAGAGTGGTCCGCTTCCACGTTCTTCATCTCCAACATCTGGCAGGCCTGCTCATATTTCTGGGCATAGTTGTTCCCCATGTTGAACTCGTTCTGCATACCCAGCGGGTTGTGCACCCGCGAAGCCACGAAATACAACAGGGCTTCAAGATGGGTATAGGGCAGTTCGACCTCGATACGAGCCGGATCGAAATATCCCATGGTCACCGCCAGTTGGGCATGGTTTTGCCGGTAGACCAGCGTGACATCTTCGAGAGGATGGTCCTTGGTGGGCGGTGGAATCCGCAGGGACTTGATCGAAGGCGTGAAATAGCTGCACGGATCGTCTTGGCGGTTCAGTGACAGGTCACGCTGACAGGTATCCAGCACCCTTTCAACCTTGATCAGCGTGTCGTCATTGAACGGCTCGCTTGCACTATCGATCAGATAGCGGTTCACCTGTGCCGAACGACGGTTGTTCACGGCAAACTTGTCGTCGAGCGCGTACACAAGCTGTCCTTCGACTGGACGCAGCAGGATTCGCCCTTCTTTCAGCGTGAACCGCGTGAACAACGCCGTCAAACCAAGGTTGATATGGGCCAGCACCGCTGGATAGTTGGCTTCCGTGATGGAACCCAAGGTTGCACCACCAATAGCCAGCATGCGGAACTCGCCATGCGTCAGTTGATTGAAGATTTCGGAGAGTTTCATAGGTTCCTTACACGATATATGACGAGAGTGAACTGGCTATCGGTTCATCAGTGTCCAAGGACCAGTAGCCTTCTTCCTTCTCGGTTACCAGTGTCTCTTCGGATGGCTTCCAGGCGTTCATCAGGGACAGCATCGAGATGGTGTCGATGAAATCGTCATGCTTGGAGCGGAAACCAGAGACTGAAGCCAAGGACAACTCATTGACCGCTTCCGCAATTGTCTCATGGGTCTTCATTTCCAGAGGGAAAAAGATCATGCCAGACTTAAACCATGGCACCACGATGTTGAAGCGCACCAGTTTCTGCGTATTTGGCCGCAAACCCGGACGGTTGCTGTTGTTGTGGCTGGCCAGTGGGAAGTGGATGTTCTTGTCCAGCATCTGTTCCTGCAAGAGTTGGACGAATCCCTCCTGTTGACCGGTCACTTCGATGCCGACCCCCTGTGGTTTGTACACTTGAGCCAGTCGGAACAACTCTCTCAGGTTCAATGCCATGTCCTGACGCTTGCATATCCCATCCACCCAGAACCATTGGCCGATGTTGTTGTATGCCCAGACACTGATCACACTGAAGTCAGCACTCTGCTTCACTGAAGTGGCGAAGTCCGTCGTGATATAGAAGTTGAACCGGCCCTTATTGTTCACCACCTGCTCACGCTTGTACCAGCGCAGGTCACCATCCACGATCAACCGGTCTTCTTCCGACATGATGCGCAGCATAAGCTCTTGGTTGAAGGTCTCAACCTTGCCTAACTTCACTGCATCCTCATACTGACGCTTCACATAGTCGAACGTAAAGCGGTCAGGCCAGCTTCCTTGGAACTCTTCACGGCTACAAGGGAACTGCTCACATACCGGGAACACGTTGACAGCCCATGCACCTGACTCCACAGCCTTGTACAACGGGTCTTTGGCATTAAACGGCGTACCTGACCAGATGATCATGTTCCGCTTCGGGTGCAGTGCATAGTTGACCGCCTTGTACACCGTATCCTCAACCGACGCGATCACGGTCGCACTACGTGCGTCCTCATCGCTGATCAAGTCATCGAGCACGGCAAGGTCAGGTCGCTTACCCATTTCCTTGGCACCACGCACACCCGTCTTCGCACCATAGCCCTTGACCACCAAGGTCTTGCCCTCGGCGTTCTTGAACTCCCAACGGACATCCGTAAAGCGTGCCTCCGGCACCCATTTCTTCAAGAAGTCAGAGTTCTCATACCTGAATTCCAAGTTCTTCCGCATGTTCTTGACGCCGTTCTCAATAGAGTCAGACACATACAGTGCCAAGTCCACCTTGCCGAAGCCAGGAAGCTCACCATAGCAAGCCAAGAACAGGAACAGGTATTCCCCCATCAGGGTAGTCTTGGCAATACCCCGGTGACACAGGTTGATGATCCGCTTGCCACCCTGCGTCAGCGTATCCAGCATCTTGTAGTGCACCAGAGGCGTCAGGTTCTCTTCCCCATCCTCCCCGTTCACCAGCTTGATGAAGGTCACAAACAGCAGGGCAAACTCGGACGGCACATACCCCGGATCAACCCGGTAGTTGGTCGAGTTCAGATACTGTTCAACTGTCCAAGGTGCAACCGTCTCAATGACCTCTTGTACGCTATGGGTCATGGAGTCACATCTTTCATGTCTTGATCCAGCACCAACCTCTGATGGGCCACTGACTGTGCATCGACCAAGCCAGCCTGAATCTGTCCCTGTTGTTGCTTGGCCAGATCGATCATGGCTTGCCTCAACACATTCAACGAACTGTCTTCAGGCATGTTCACCTGCAACTCCATCTTCTTGGATTCCGGTGGCTTCAGTTGCGTCAGCACACTGTTCAAGGCCGTAGCCCTCACCATCTCGCTCTTGGCTGTCTTACCCAAGATGAACTGCTCATTCAGTGCCTCCTGCCACATCGCAGCATTCAACACATGCGTCGGCACCAAGGTCTGTGCCAGTATCAGGTTCACCAGCTTGCCCTTGTTGTACGCAGTGATGTACGAAGCAATGTCCTTCGCTGCCACACCATCAGCAACGAACTTCTGATACTTGTCAGGGAAGGTCTTGATGTAGGCGTCCTTGTCCGAGTGCCCCATCACCTTGAAGCCAACGTAACGAACCGCGTCCAAGTACTGGGGAATCTGGAACTTCCCTTCCTGTAGTACATGGGTGTAGCTGATCAGGTTCTCTTTGTACAACTCCATTTCCTCTGGCGAGGAAAGGGTCTGGTTGATCTGGTCAATCAAGGACTGATTGACATGCTTCTTCATCTTGTCAGGTAGGACAAGCTTGAACTGATCTTCGGTGAGGATGGACATGGTTACCTTATCGGCTGTTTATAGTCGGCAAGGTTACCACAAGGAAATCAGGAAGGAAATGCTACTGGGAAATTATTATATTTTTTGCAAGAAAAGTCTGGGATATTTTTGCTATTTGCCTACGGTTGTAGTGCACAAAATTTAGGCAGAAGATTTTGGGAAAATTTCATTTTTGCCTACGATGGTAGTACTTACAGCAGCGAACTCAAAATCTAAAACACCCCCCCCCCCATTAAGGTTTTAGGCTCTCCTGTGCTGTGTGGTATGCATGCGTACGCTGCGCGTGTAGTACGGATGGAGTGATCATCCATCTATCAACTAACCTATAGGAGTAGTCATCATGCAAGCATTCTGGTCTGCGTTCGCTCAGTTCTTTGGTATGCTCACCTCGCTGTTCAGTGCAGGTGAGAAGGCAGCACGTACGTTGGATAACATCGCAGGTGTGGGTGAGATCAAGTCCTCCACCTATCTCAAGGAAGCAGTGCATGACCAAGAGGTAGCAGTGGATGAATTCAAGTTCGCTCGTGAGAAGCGGGTTGCTGAACTCAATGCCAAGCGTGCTGCTCTGACTGCACCTGCTGCCAACCCGTAATACTAGAGGGGCTTCGGCCCTTCTTCTTTATTCAACCTCAAGGAGCTAACCATGAAGTTCTATCTCTATCTGGCTTTGACCACGCTGTTCATGTTGCTGGCTATCCCATCGCTGTTGTTCGGCTTCAAGCTGGCTCAGATGTATAACCTGATGGTATTGGTCCCGATTCCTGCCATGTTCTGCTGTGTTGGTATTGCATTGTTCGGCCATAAGCTGGAGCAGTGCGCATGACTATCGGATACCTTCGGGTATCCATAGTTTATTCACACACTACACACATCACACACTCAGAGACAGCCAGTCATAGGCAGTCATCCAACACTGTTCATCCACCATCCTGCGGAGGTAGATAGGAGTTCAATCATCCTATAGGAGATAAGAATGCGACTGAAGTGTCACTTCACTGCTTTCACCACCATGTTCACAATCATCGTCATCAACATTGTCACCCTGTCATACCTCCTGATTACCGATACTCAACCGATATGCTACACATGATCAGTTGGTAAGCACTCACACTCTTAACATATCAACATCTACTTGTATTGGAGATAACTATGTACTCTTGCGTGATCTATGTATGGCCTGATGGTACGTGGTGCTATGACGATGAACTTCATGAGATGACGTACATGTCAGATGACTATGTACGCATTGAAGTTGGTCCTGACCAGACTGTTGATGAAGTATTGCGTGCTACACGCTACTAACTAAAGGAGACAACTATGAACGAACTCATTCAAGCAGAATTGATGCTGGCTGATCTTGACCGCATCATCAAGGCATCACTGATCAATGACTATGCTGTCGTAGTTGCCACCAACAAACGCATCGTGATCCGCTTCACCAAGGAACATCATGCCAACATCACGGTCCACAATCTCAAGCGTGAACACCGTATGAATGGCAACTACCATCCTCTGAACTTCCAGATCGAGAAGGGATTGCGGTCCACCTACTACTATCTGCAAGTGCAGGTATAACCTATGGAGACACCTATGGACGACCATGACGAACATCATGAGCACACTGACATCTTCATTGCTGTCTTTAACAAGAAGGGCGTACTGAAGGCATCAGACGAACTCTGTTCCTGTAAGCTACCCTATCTGGACATGCGTGGCTTCCCTTATGGATGCTCGATCTCCATCCTTACCATCCCGACTTCCATCCATTGAATGAGGGCCACTCCGTGGCCTTCTTCGCATTACCTCTCAAGGACTATATGAAGAACCTCAAGCACTTTGCACTGGCTTGCCTGTGCTATTTCACCATCATCATGTTGATGGAATGCTTCAACCTGATGAATGACAAACCTTTCATCTATGCGGACATCGAGTTCTTCTCGATTTCCTTGGTCATCATGATTCAAGGTGCATTGGGTATCTACCATGCCATCATGATGTTCCACGTACATGATGAATACTTCGACCTGAAAGAAATCGACTGATGCAAAACATTGACCAATCTGAAGCTGCTCACATGCCTGATGCGCAGTTGATCCACGAATGTTGGATCTTGGGTTACACGTATCAAGATTACGTGACCAACTGTGAGTTGTTGAATCGTAGTCCGATCAGTAAGGAAACTTTTCACAGCATATATCGCAACTACGAAACCATGAGCATCAGGGCCAGAATGCCATGAAAAGGCCGTAACACTGCTCTACCATCACGCTGCGCGTGTACAACGGTGCTCGAACAATCGGGCACTCTCACTTAATCCATCCTTCCCGGAGATCATCATGAATCAACTGTTCCAACCGAAATTCGCCAATCCTTCCGCTCCTGCTGCTGCAACGGTTACTAAAGAAAAGTGGATGAAAGACGGCTTCCTGAACTTCGATCTGCCTGATCCGCGTTCGGCTGATGGTTTCGCCAAGTTCGGTTCCATCGGTATCGATCTGAAGAATGTCCGTCATCGCAAGCTGATCGAATGGCTGCTGGCTGATGGTGGTGCTCACTACAATGATCGCATCAAGGTCGTGCAGCAATCGTTCCGTATCACCTTCCGCACTGCCGAGAAAGACGAGTCCGTCGGCTTCGTTCTGCCGGGCATGTGATGTGCCGATGCCGCTGGCCCTTCGGGGTTGGCGGTATCTTTTTGCTTGCTCTGCCCTGCGGGTGTACGCGGGTATTACCTATAACTCAAGGAGAACAATATGAACGTGCAAGAAGCCATTAAGAGTCTGGAACTCACGAAACATACTGAAGCCAAGCTGATGGTATATATACAGACTGGTCCTTATAGTTGGGAATGGAAAGAAGTGACTCACTTCGTTTCATTAGCAACATCTGAACATGGTGTGATCATTGATGTGAACTACTAGGAGAACAACATGATCATCGGTGAAATCAACGAAGCCATTGCCTACATCAATCAGGAAGCCAACGAGAAGCGATACAACCGTAAGCATATCGATGGCTATATCCGTGACGAGATCAACGCCAGTCCCATGCTGACAGAGCGTGTGGACATTGGTGTCGCCATGTTGGAACACTGGATGTCCTTGGACTGGTATGAGTCCAAGCGCAAGCGACTGGATCAGTTGCATGGACTGGACCTGCGTGAGTTGGTCATGGACCTATTCGTGGGTCTGTCCTACTTCATCCGTGAGGAACTGTTTACCAGTGTCACGGCACAGTTGGCTGGCAAGCTCAGGTTCAGTGATAAGCCTGAAGCCATCAAGACCACAGCAGAGATCATCGCTGTGCTGTCCAAGATGGATGTGTTTGCCATCACCAAGAAGACCAAGCAGTCATCCCTGATGCTGGTCAGCTACCTGCCACTGTCACCCAAGCTGAAGGACTTCATCGACCAGAGCGAGTATCTTCCACCCATGGTGTGTGAGCCTAGGAAACTCACCAGTAACTACAGCAGTGGCTATCTCAGCCACAATGACAGCCTGATCCTGAAGGCAGGCAACCACCACGATGGTGACATCTGCCTCGACGTGCTCAACCTGATGAACAGGGTGAAGCTGTCGTTGAACTTGGAGTTCCTCAGTACGGTCGAGGAAATGCCGAGTGAGGCACCGAATACGCAAGAGCAGTTGGATAACTGGAACAGGTTCAAGAAGCAGTCGTATCGTTTCTATGAACTGATGGTGAGTCAGGGTAATTGCTTTTATCTGTGCCACAAAGTCGATAAAAGAGGTAGAATATACGCTAGCGGATATCATATTTCAACCATGGGATCGTCCTTCAAGAAAGCGTCCATCGAGTTGCATAAGAAGGAGTTTATTGAAGGCGTTCCCACCTCATAAGGAACCTTTGATGGCGAAGCCAAAGAAGAATGTGGTAGGCGAAGTGTATGGGCGCTTAACCATCACAGGTGACGCACCTTACCGTACCAAAGACCGTCGCGTGTACGTTCAGTGTGAGTGCGGTAATGCCAAGGATGTGCTCTTAGGTGATCTGCGTAGGGGCGATACCGTGTCTTGTGGTTGTTACCTTAAAGAAGTAATCATGGTACATGGTGACGCCACTACACGCCTGTACAAAATCTTCAAGGGTATGCATAACAGGTGCTGCCTACCATCCACTACTCGCTATGTCGAGTACGGTGGTAGAGGCATCCGTGTCTGCCCTGAATGGCACGATTATGAAGTGTTCCGGGCATGGGCACTAACGCATGGCTACGAAGATACCTTGAGCATTGACCGTAAGGACAATGACAAGAATTACGAGCCAGATAACTGTAGGTGGATACCGAAAGGCCATCAACAGCGCAACAAGCGTGTAATAGGTGCCTCATCCCAATACGTCGGTGTTACCAAGTGCAAACAAACCGGACGCTGGTTAGCCATGATCAAGGTCGATGGCAAACAGAAGAATCTTGGTCGCTATGACACTGAAGCGGAAGCAGCAAAAGCACGCGATAACTATATCGTGGTGAATGCATTGGAGCATTACATCATGAATAACATACTCTAACTCAAGGAGAAATACCATGAAAAGCTTCACAGGTTGGGAATACATGCTGATCGACGTGGCCAATAACTATGGTCATGACAAGGAACTGTTCGAGACCCGTATCGATTGGGCTAACAGGCATATGCATGAACTGGAAGCCATTGCAGGTGCTGCGGATAACTATCCTCAGTACTGCAAGGGTGTGATGGCCATCCGTGCAGCCATGCGTGGTGAAGCCATTGGCCATACGGTGGCATTGGATGCCGTGTGTTCTGGCATTCAGATCATGTCGGCACTGACTGGTTGTATTACTGGTGCAACAGCGACTGGATTGGTGGATCCGGATCGTAGGGCTGATGCTTATGGGCAATTGCAGGCCATGATGCAGGGTGAACTGGGTATGGCATTCACCGTATCGCGTGGTGATGCCAAGGATGCGATGATGCCCATGTTCTATGGCAGCAAGAAGAAGCCAGTGGAGATCTTCGGGGAAGGTACCGAAGAACTCAGTGCCTACTACCGTCAGGTGAAGGAACTGGCACCAGGTGCTTGGGAAGCTCTGCAAACCCTGCTTGCTTCGTGGCAATCACATGCTCTGGTGCATGAATGGAAGCTGCCTGATGGCTTCCATGCCCGTATCAAGGTCATGACCAAGGTGACGGCTGATGATAGCCGTAGCCGTATCGAGGTGGACGAGTTGGATGGTGCCACCTTCACCTATGAGTACAAGATCAATGAGGCTACCGAGCGTGGTGTCAGCAATGCAGCCAATGTAATTCACAGTATTGATGCGTGGATCATGCGTAGCATGCACCGTCGCTGTAACTATGACAAAGCCATGGTGGAAGAAGCATATGGTATGTGTCGTGGTACGCTGTCTGATCGTACTGTATTCGGTACGCAGCGGGTATGTGATGAGACTGACGACAGGATCACCTACTATATGCAACAGTACGAGCGCAGTGGCTTGGCTGATGTGGTGATCTTGCCGTACATCGACATGTACAGTGTAGAGAGGTTGAGCAATCAGCATCTGCAAGACCTAATCCGCATCATGGATAGCATGCTCAAGCACCCACCCTTCGAGTTGATCACGGTGCACGACGAGTTCAGGTGCTGCCCGAACTACATGAACCATGTGCGTCAACACTACATCGACATCTTTGCCGAGATCGCGGACAGTGATCTGCTGGGTGACATCCTGTCCCAGATTCATGGTTTCCATGGTCAGGTGCACAAGCTGTCTGGTCCGGGAGAGTTGTCGGCATTGATCCGGAACAGCAACTACAGCTTGTCTTGATAGCAAAATGGTATTACCCTTCGGGGTAATACCACTTCTTTTTCCCAAGGAAACCATCATGAACCAAGCACAGATCGATGCATTGGTCCGTCAGCATTTGCCTGATTGGGCCATCAAACGGGCCAATGGACTGGAACTGGGTGCCCAGTTGCCTACCCGAGATGGCCGCAAGACCGGGAATGCCCACATCGTGGACATCAAGCCAGCCGAACGAGGCCGTATGGGCTTGAGCTACCTGATCCTGACAGATGCCGGGAACAGCTTCATCATGAGTGAGCCGGAGGTACTGGCCCAGTACTATCCACCCGAGTTCGTGGGTGATGTGCAGGCCATCATTGGCAAGTTCTGGCGTCACTCTGAACCATTACTGGTAGCGTAAGACAGGGCACGCTCCGCGTGCTGGCGTGAGAACGTTCTGTCGTTCTCCTTGAGTGGAATCCTTGATTCCTTTGGGAGTGGTCCTTGACTGGTCCACTCTCTTTTTTTATCCCTCGACTGTTGGCCTGACTAAGACAGTCATTAAGGAACTGTCCATGCTACTCAAATCCATACTAAACAAAGTGATTCGTTATGTAAGCGAACACCCGACCGACGAAGGATGCATTCGTATCCGTCAGTGCGTACAGCAGAGTAATCGAACGTTGGACGAGTTTATTTATGCGCTCGATATGCGTGAGATTGGGCTGCTACGTGATCTGGTGCCATTGGCATTCCCACGTCACCTAAGACCACCAGTCGAGTTGGTTCTGTTCCAGAACAACTTGGGTGCATGGCGTTTGGACCCTAAGCTGAAGGAGACAGTCAATAGTGATGACTCCCTTACAACTATGAGAAGTCAGTGAGAACTTCTCATTAAACCCATACCGATAAACTAAAAGTCAGAATTTTTGAATTCTGGCGATAGAAACCCGATACCCTAACGAGTACCCACATGACCCCATCCGATACCCCTATTGACCCATGCTCACCCGAAGGGGTGAAGCAGGCCGGCCTCCGTCCGGTGCGCTTGGGGCTGTTCCCTTCACTGGACAGCCTCGACGCCGTGATTGATCTGGGCCTGTCCCAGTTACCGATCACCAACCCCAATCAACTGGTAGGCCTCCTGATGACCTACCACAACAGTCTCGTGCAAGTCATCGAGAAGGAACAGGAACATGAAGCGCCTGCTTGATCTGAACGCATTCGATGTGCTGTCTCAGATAACCACTGTCCACCATGGATTGTTATCTGTTGAACAACACATGCGTTACCTGATGTTCATGCAAGCGATTGCGGAGATGTCAGAAGCGCATGGATGGCGCAGTAAGAAAGTCATTGATCAGCTTGATCCACTTATCTTGGAGCATAGTGGTGAAGCTGAAATCGACTACAGCTTGTTGAGTAGATATGCACGTCTCGCTGACCTTACATTCAACCTTCTACATTAAGGAACGAGTATGAACAAGAAGCTGCTCGACCTGATCAAACAGAAGTTCATTGAACGTTTACAAGCCAAGACTGGCTGGGGACGCAATGATGTCATCAACGAATACCAAGACGCTGTGAATGAATCTCTGCTGGAACTGATGGACCAGCAATCCAAACCAACTGAATAGGACACAACATGACCTTGACCGTCAATATTGCAACCGCCAAGCGCATGGCCCTCAAGGGTCTGCTGGCTGGCTTGGTACCGATGCTGTGGGGACCGCCTGCCATCGGCAAGAGTGCGATCACGCACCAGATCGCCCAAGAGAACAAGCTGTTCCTGATCGATGAGCGCCTGTCGGACTGTGATCCCACGGACTTGAAGGGCTACCCTTCGGTCAACGACAAGACCGGCAAGGGCTTCTACAGGCCCATGGAGACCTTCCCGCTCGAAGGTGACCCGTTACCCTTCATCGCAGGCACGAAGCATCCCTACGAGGGCTGGCTGCTGTTCCTCGACGAACTGACCAATGCCGACGATGACGTACGCAAGGCTGCATACAAGCTGATCCTCGACCGCAAGGTGGGCCAGCGTAACCTGCACCCGAACGTGGCCATCGTCTGTGCCGGTAACGGTATCGAGCACGGTGCCATGGCCAACGAACTGGGCACGGCCATGCAGTCGCGTCTACTGCACATCGACATCGAACTGGACTTCAAGACGTGGATGTCGTGGGCCATCGAGAACCAGATCGACCAGCGCATCCGTGACTATCTGAACTTCACCCGTGGCGAGAAGCTCTACACCTTCAAGCCAGATCACACCGACAAGACCTTCGCGTCGCCCCGTACCTGGGAATTCGCAGACAAGTACATCAAGGTCCATGGCTTCGATGACCAGGACATCTACCCGTCGCTGGCAGGCGTGGTCAGTCCCGGTGTGGCCGCAGAGTTCATGCAGTTCTGCACCGTCTACAGTACACTGCCGAAGATCGACACGATCCTGCAAGGTCCGGACTGGGCACCTGTTCCCGATGGCTTGTCTTCGATCTTCGCCCTGTGCGGCAATCTGGCTGCGGCCATGAATACGAGTAACGCGGACAAGCTGATGGCTTACATCAAGCGCCTGCCCCCCGAGTTCATGATCGTCACCATGATCGATGCCATCAAGCGTGACCAGACGCTCAAGCAGAACAGCCAGATTCGCTCGTGGGCCATGCAGAACGGCCACGAGTTGTTCTGACACGACGCGACGTATCCTCCCATACGTCGCCGGGAGATGGGCAGCGCATCTCCCACCAACCTCACAAGGAAACCTTATGGCCAAGAAGACGCCAGTACTTATTGTGGAAGAACCGAAGCCATGGTCACTGACACAGGCAGACATCGATTCCATCACCGATGCTGAGTATGCGCGTGGCACAACCCGGTTGCTGCCCCCTGTCGATGACATCCCTGATGTGTACTTCGGTCCATTCAAGGGCTATGGTGCAGGCAATGTGTACTTCCGTATTGCAGATGCCATGTACGTGGGAGAGGAACCTCCCATGGGTGATATCGAATTTAAGGAAGGCTTTACCGGTGAAGGTGTGGAGCGTCTGTTGACCGCACACCTGCGTTCGGTAGAGCCTGAACATCAACACAAGATGGCAGGCATGGCTTACATGATCGCCACCATCATGACCATCACGGAGTAGACATGAACAAGGATACACAGCCGACCGGCGATCTGACGGATGAGCGAATCAAAGAAGCTGCGCGAGAGGGCGAACGCCGAGGCCGCGCCGTTATCGACAACCACCTGCAAATGATGGAAACGAACCGGCACTACCGCGAGCGCATTTTTAACGCCATCGTTGAGCACGACGCCAAAGAAGGACTGCACAGGTTCGTCCACCTCGCGGGCCACTCACAGGCAACCAAGGCGCAAGCAGTGCCGGAAGGCTTCGCACTGGTGCCAATTGAGCCGACGCAAGAGATGTTCGCTGCTGCACGCACATCGACACCTGGAAGCAACACGGAAAAGCTGCTGATGGCCAACTACTGGCGGAACATGCTTGCCGCCGCTCCTACCGCACAGGAAGTCACCCAGCAGGCAGCGCCGGACCTGCACATGATTCAACTGCGCCTTAAGCAGATTCTGAATCCAGCACTGGGCCAGCTTTCTGCTCAATGGATGGCTGCTGATGCGCTTTATTACCTGACCAAAGACGATAGTTTTGCAGATATTGCGGACAGTCTAATGACTCAGCAGGCAGCGAAGGCCGAGACAGCCGAGCAGGCGAAGCCTGAATTGACGGTATGGGAAAGCGCGATGCCCGAGTCGAACGGCAAGTCGAACTTCACCGCCGTCCTGCACCGCAAAGACAGCAAAGGGTTCGATCTGTTCACCGATGGCTTCCAGTTCGCACGCTCCGAGTATCCCGACCGGGTGCGCTACGAGGCCGACTTCATGCGTTGGCTGATTGGCGAGCGCGCCGAGCGGCCGGAACTGTGGGACGACTGCTACGACATGGACAAGCACAGCGGTTATGTCGCCCCTACTACCAGCACCGTGAGCGCGTCAGATGAAAAAGCCGTTTCAGATGTGTTGATCGATGCAGCACTTGAGGCAGCGGCGCAACTCTGCGACCGCTTCGCTGACCGTGACATGCACCCAGCAGAGTGCGCAGGTGCAATCAGGATGATGAAGCGCACCCGCACCGCAGCTCAAGCTGCTGCCGATGCAGAGAAAGGACAGCACAATGGATAACCAGAATATGCCGCGCGTAACCGAGCAGGTGGATGAGCGGGACGCGGCGCGCTATCGCTGGCTCATGGACAATCAGTGGTGCGTCGAATGGAATGACTCGTTCTACGACCGATCCTCGCACGGCCCCAACTGGACCGCTACAAATGCAATCGACGCAGCAATTGCCGCCAGCGCGGCACAGGAGAAGAAGCCATGAAACTGATAGCAGCCTGTGCCGTGCTGTTACTGGGTGTTGCCATTCCTATCGTCTACCACGACCACATCACTTCCAGCACTGTTGCCAAGGTACGTGCCTGTGCATCTCGTGGTGGCAGGGTGCAGACTGACTTCCATCCCCACCAATGCATCGGTGCGAAAGGAGCAAACAGTGAGAAGAATGACTGAACGCCGCAAGGGACCAACATGGTTCTGGATGCTGGTCGGCTGGGTATTCACGGGTGACCGTCGCTCTGGCATGGATCGACGCGAGACTGACATCGAGTGCCTGCAATACGGTTGCAAGGGACCGTGCAACCAAGGCGACCGTACCTGCAAAGGCAAACCAATCAAGAGGGAGTAACCATGGACAAGTTGAAGTACAATCCGAACCGTCCCTTCATCTACACCTACTACGGCCCTTCACAGGGCCGTGGTCGCAAGAAGCCTGTCGTCATGCGCTACCGAGGCAGCAACATCGGAGAGATCGCTGCCAACATGGTGCGCTGGATGACCCGCAAAGCCAAGGGTGCTGCCGTGGTCGGTGAAGTGCATGACGAAGAGTATGGTGAGTTGCTGCTGGTGGCCACCTACTTCCCCGGTGAGAAGTTCCAGATCGTCTTCGAGCAAGACACCACCAAGAGGGTGTATGTCACCCGCTTAGACGACGCCGATCTGAAACTACTCGATCCCATCAAACCATAACAACAGGCTCATCGACAGGTGAGCTTTTCACATTCCTCATTGGACACAGGCGACGCTCCGCTCGCCGTCTTGGAACCGTCAACCTGAAAGCTCCCATGGATACCACAAAACTGAACCGTGAAATGGGGAAGACCAAGGTACTGCTGATGTCGAAGCCGAACGCAGTCTTCTTCTCCACCCTCGTCCTCGGACTGAAAACCGTCTGGGATGACAGTCAGCCCACCGCCTATGTGAATGGCCGTGTGGTTGGCTGGAACTCTGGCTTCTACCTGTCCCTCGACCGTGAGGAACGGGTATTCGTACTGTGCCACGAAGCCCTGCACGTCATCTGGAAGCACCTGCTACCGGCACGCTGGCAAGGCAAAGTCCTGCGCATCTGGCAGGCTGCATGCGACTTCGCCATCAACAGCACGCTGGTGGACTATGGCTTCAAGATGCCGAAGGTCGGTCTGTATGATGCCCGCTTCAGAGGCATGAGTGCAGACGACATCTACACCCTGTTGGTGAAGGAGAACTACCAGCCGCCACCGGACATGATGGAAGACCTGCGCCAGCCTGAACAGGACGCGGCTACCCATCAACTGGAAGTACAGGACATGCTCTTGCGAGCTACTACCGTAGCCAAGATGTCGAGCCGTGGTGCTGGCCTGATCCCCAGTGATATCCAGATTATGCTCGATGCGCTGCTTGATCCCAAGCTGCCATGGACCACGATCCTGCATCGCTGGCTGAATGCCCGTATCCGGACTGGTTACGACTACTCCAAGCCGAACCGCCGCTATCTGCCGGACATGTACCTGCCCAGTAGGTCGAGCAAGGGGCTAAAGGATCTGGTCGTGTTCATGGATGTGTCTTGTTCGGTCGAAGACTTCCAGTTCAATGCCATGGTGTCGGAACTGTCTGGCGTATTTAAACGCTTCAAGCCAAAGATCACCCTCGTGACCTTCAACACCGTGATCACGGGTGTGCACCACATCAAGTCGATTGCTGAACTGAAGCAAGTCGAGTTCCGTGGACGAGGTGGTACCGATCCGGAGTGCATCTTCAACTGGATCGAGGAACACAAGCCTGATGCTTCCATCATCTTCACCGATGGTGAGTTCGACTGGCAGCGGGACACCCTGTCACGAGAGGTCGTCTGGATCATCAACGACAATCCCCATTTCGAGCCTCGCTTCGGCAAGGCCATCCACTACGAGACCCGATAATGACTGATACCGACGACATTGAATTGACCGTCGAGCAGAGTGTAGCACTGGATTTCTTTTGCCAGTTCCTGATGGACCCGGACATGCCTGTAATGAGGCTGTCCGGTTACGCAGGCACCGGCAAGTCCACCTTGGTGCGTATCCTGCTCAAGCGTCTGGATGGCTACATGAAGATGTGGGAGTTGCTGACCAGCGACCGTCCCGATCTGGAAGTCGCCTTGACCGCCACCACCAACAAGGCAGCGGAAGCCTTACATGACATCACCGGCAAGACGGTCACCACCATCCACAGCTTCCTTGGCTTACGTCCCGTAAGGGATGCCGGTGGTCAGATGAAACTGGTACCTGCCAAGCGGGCATCGGTCAAGTTCGACTACCTGCTGTTCGTCGACGAAGCCAGCATGATCGATCCGGAATTGTTGGGACTGATCTTCCAGCAAACCAAGGATTGCAAGATCGTGTTCATGGGTGACAAGGCGCAGCTACTGCCGGTCAAGCACAACAAGGCTCCTGTCTTCGAGGCACCCTTCCCGGAAGCAGCCCTGACCCAAGTGGTACGTCAGGCCGCAGGCAGTCTGATCAATGCACTGGCCACCCAGTTTAGGGAGACCGTTGCTACTGGTATCTGGACACCCTTCGAGCCGGATGGCCAAGCCGTCATCCATCTGGACCGGGAGGCATTCGATCAGGCAGTCATGACCGAGTTCAACCGTCCGGACTGGCACTATGCCGACTCGAAGGTGCTGTCGTTCACCAACCACCGTGCGATCACTTACAACAACGCCTTGCGTGACTTCATCAAGGGCAGTCCGGAACTGCAAGAGGGTGACTACGCCATCTGCAACAGCTATGTCCGGGTGGGTGAGCACAGCATCAAGACCGATGCCATGGTCAAGATCACGTGCATCGAAGACCCTTGCGAAATCCATGCAGTGCAGGGACGCTACGTCACCATCAACGAGCATGTCCGTGTGTTCGCACCATACAACCCACAGGACATCCGGCGCATGAACGACTGGGCCACCAAGCAGATGAACTGGAAGGTACAGCGTGAAGTGGAAAGCTGGATCGATCTGCGTGCAGCCTATGCCCAGACCGTTAACAAGTCGCAGGGTTCCACCTACGACAAGGTGTTCATCGATATCGATGATATTTCCACCTGCACCAGTGGGAACACCATCGCTCGCCTGATGTACGTGGCCGTATCGCGTGCACGTCATCAGGTCTACCTGACAGGAGATTTTGGATGAAAGACAGCGAGCTTTTACGGCGTGTACACAGCAAGGTTAGAACCTACAACCACATTTTCATCTGCCGAGCCATTGACAGCATACGTGCGCCCATGGAGCAGAAACAATCGCTCATCCAATGGGTGATGCAGATGTTGGCAGGGTACTACACCTACAATGATTGGCTCCGCTATCAGCATCCCAAGCGGTATGCCAAGATGCGTTTAGGTGACTTCAAATATGCTCGCCTTGCTTGGCTTGACTGGATGATTGCCTACTGCGAGAAGGAGGAAGCCAAGTGAACACGATCATCCCCAAGTCGGACATACGACAAGACGAAGCGGTCAAGCCACAACCGTATGTCCGCATCCGTAAGATGTGGAGTCGTAACAGTGGTTGGGCACAGTACTCTTGGCTGTACTACGTTGATCTGGTCAATCAGTTCGGTGTGCCATGTAGCTTCAAGTTGCATGAGTATGGTTTGGGCGAGAACGAGGCATTGTGTATTGCCACCAACCAGTCACATTTCTTCGGCTGGACCATCAAGCGTTTCGAAGAGGACCGCAAAACCACGGTGGTCCTGAAAGAACTTCCCTCACCCTAGCCTTGTGCGCAAAAGCAATGGACATTTCCGACTGGAAGTGTACCATTGCAGTCTTCCCCCAAGACCGTGCTCAAGGTATCCCCCTACCGAGAGACTCCCATGGCTCAAACCAATCGACTACCACTCGAAGTGCGTCCTGCTGTCCGTGACGCGATCCTGTCCTATCTCTATGAGAAGGACACCGAGATGGCCCATGACATCCTGTCGGGCATCATCGACGAGCATTGCAAGCTGACAGGCTCACGTGACCGGGCCTTCATGTACCTGAACCGTGTGCACCAGCCAGCCTTGGCTCCCAAGCGGTTGCTTGCACCTGACCTGCATCCAGACCTGTACGAACGCATGAACGCCTACCTGCTGGATCGCATGCGTGTCGAGCGAGAAGAGAAACTGGTCGTCAAGAATTTGCTGACGGCAGTGATGAATGCGTCTGACTCGCCAGAAGACTGGGCACGTTTGCTGCCTCCTGCATTGTCATTAGTGGTGCCTAAAATAATGTGGGATATCCGAGTAAGTTCCATATTGCCAATTGCACACATGACAGACGAACAGATCGAGGCATGGCAGGCCAAGCAGGAGCGTGCATTGAACATCCTCAAGGGCCGTCTGGCCCTGAACCTCATCTTCTAGGAAACCCATGCAAGTCGAAACCATCGTACTCACCGTACGTGTCGAGCAGGTCTGTGACAAGTGCAAGGAAGGCGTGATGCGTCCTTCCGGCATGGCACTCATGTCCAGTCCTGCCAAGTATCCACACTTCTGCACGGTCTGTGGTGCCCATGAAAACTTCAACAAGACGTATCCGGCCATCGAATACCGAGACGCCTGATTCATAAGGAGACCATCTTGCATCATCTCGACTTCGGTGGCGACGCACCGTATCCCGTTGCGCTCCTGTTCAAGCCCGGTGCGTTCAACAAGAACGATCTGGTTCGCTACTATGTCGAACCGCTCATCACTCTCGGCATAGCGGCCACCGATCTCGTTGCCTTCACCCTCGATGTGCAAGGCAAGAAGGTCACGGCACCCGTGGCCAAGGCCTACCTTGAAAACCTGCTGCCTGCACTGGATTCACTGGGTACCAAGTACCTGTACGTGTGTGACAGCGAGTATTTCAAGGTGATGACCAAGGCCAAACAGGCCGATCCCAACATCGGCTATGCCCTGCCCTGTACCATCAAGGGCTATGAACACATGACCGTGGTGCTGGGGGTGAACTACCAGCAACTCATCTACGATCCACGGGTACAGGACAAGCTGGACCTGACCCTGACCGCACTGGGCACGGCTGTCACGGGCACCTACATGGCCCCTGGCACTGGCATCATCCACGAGGCAGTGTACCCAGAAGGCTCCAGATCGATCCGAGAGGCGCTGGAAGCCCTCATGGAGTACCCAACCCTCACCTGCGACATCGAGTCCTTCTCGCTGCGTTTCTGGGACGCTGGCATCGGTACGATAGCTTTTGCTCCGGACCGGCACCGTGGCGTAGCGTTCCCGGTGGACTACCAGCCGCACAAGATCATCTGTCCGGAAGCGGAAAGGAGAGAGGGCCATGGCCGCTATGTGCCCAACCTCGAAGTGCGAAGCCATCTGAAATGGTTCTTCGAGAACTACCAAGGCAAGCTGATCTTCCACAACGCCAACTATGACGTGAAGGTGATCGTGTATGTGCTGTGGATGCAGAGCCTGCTCGACACCAAGGGACTGCTGGATGGCTTGGAGATCATGTGCCGGAACATCGAGGACACCAAGATCATCGCCTATCTGGCCACCAACTCCACCGCAGGCAATGTGCTGCGGCTGAAGGCACTGGCACAGGAGTTTGCCGGTAACTGGGCGGTGGACGAGATCGCGGATATCCGCATGACGCCCTTGCCTCAACTCCTGCAATACAACCTTGTGGACTGCCTATCCACATGGTACGTGTACACCAAGTACCGTCCCATCATGGTGGCTGACCAGCAGGAAGAGTTGTATGCCGGCCTGATGCTGTCCTCGATGCGCTTGATCGTGCAGATCGAACTGACCGGCATGCCCATGTCCAAGCGTAAGATCGCGGAAGGCAAGGCCAAGCTGGAAGCTCTGCGTGACAAGTACGAAGTGATCATTCGTGCCCACCCGCTCGTGGACAAGTACGAGACACTGGCAACCGACTTCAAGTGGGAGAAGGACTTCGAGGACCGTAAAGCCAAGGCCAAGAACCCGGACAAGATCAAGCCAAAGGACAGAGCTACCTTCCCTCGCCATGTGTTCAACCCGAACAGTGGCGATCAGGTCAGGGACATCGTGTACGACAGTACCATGATGGACATGCCGATCCTTGACCTGACTGATAGTGGTCAAGCAGCGACCGGTGCCGATACCTTAGAGAAGCTGCTGCACCATACCGAGGATGCCAGCTACAAGGAGTTCATCGAGGCATTGACGGACTTCAGTGAGGTGTCGAAGATTCTCTCGACCTTCATCCCAGCGTTCGAGGGTGCCATCAACAAAGACCCAAGGACGCCTGATGTGGTCTGGCTGCATGGCAGTCTGAACCTTGGTGGTACGGTGTCTGGCCGCTTGTCGTCCAGCGATCCGAACCTGCAAAACCTGCCGTCCAAGTCCACCTTCGCCAAGCTGATCAAGGAGATGTTCATCGCTCCGGAAGGCTGGCTGTTCGGTGGTGCCGACTTCAACTCGCTGGAAGACATGATCAGCGCCTTGACCACCAAGGACAGCAACAAGCTGAAGGTCTATACCGATGGCTTCGATGGGCACTCGTTGCGGGCAGCGTACTACTTCAAGGAGGACTTGGAAAAGGAAGGTATCTTCATCGACCTGAACGATCCGAAGTCGGTCAACCAGTTGAAGAAGATGGCTTCCACCGGCAAGGAGCATCCGTTCCGCCAGGACTCGAAGGCTCCTACCTTCCTGCTGACCTATGGAGGCACTTACCACGGCATGATGTCCAACCTTGGCTGGCCCAAGGAAATGTCCATGGCCATCGAGGCGAACTACCACAATCTGTATCAGGAATCGGATCGGTACGTGGCACGTCGTCTGGAACAGGCCACTCACGATGGCTACGTCACCGTGGCTTTCGGTCTGCGAGTCCGGACACCCCTGCTCGCGCAGGTCGTGTGGGGTTCGTCCCGCATGCCCAATGAAGCCAAGGCAGAAGGAAGGACTGCCGGTAACGCCATGGGCCAGTCGTACGGTTTGTTGAACAACCGTGCTGCGGTGGACTTCATGCGTAAGGTCTGGGCTTCCAAGTATCGCTACGACATCAAGCCAGTCAATCTCATTCACGATGCCGCGTACTTCGTATGGCGTGACAATGCCGAGGTTACTGAGTTCGTTAACCGTGAACTGATCGCCTCTATGCGCTGGCAGGAACTGCCGGAGATTCAGCATGATCAGGTCAATCTCGGTGCGGCTCTGGACATCTTCTGGCCAAGCTGGGCAAACGGTATCACCCTATCCAACGACTGCGACCAAGCCACCATCATCAAGGTGTGTGAGGAAGCCACCAATGAGTACTATGGAAAGGAGGCAGCATGACCCTCTTCGATTGGCTCATGACATGGGAGAAGATCGATCTTGCCAAGGCACTGGCCCAGCATGCAAAGGAAAAGGCCCACCTCTTGGATGAGGTGGACCGCCTGGAACATGAGGTGTTCTGGATGAAAGTCGCTGACCGAAACCAAGGAGAACAAAGTGAAGTACACACCCGCTCAAATGACTGACTGGGTTCAGACCGCAGAACAACCTCCTGTCCACCATGGAGAGTACAACGCTTCAGTCCTGAAGTCGAGTGTGCTTGTCCGTTGGTGGAATGGGGAGTACTGGTCCGAACCCTATATGGACACCTTCTCGGAAGAGTCCAAGCAACGACTTCGCCGTAAGCGTTCCATGAACGACCCACGAAATATTTACTACCGTGGCTTGCGGGTCAAGCCTCGGGTGCACAGCATCCACTACCTCCTACCTCTCAAGTAAGGAAAGCATATGGCAATGACCCCTATTCACGGTGACGCTACAATCGGACAGACGCGAAGGCTGTACAACATTTGGCGTGGAATGCGTCAGCGTTGCACTAACCCCAAGGCATCCTACTATGCCATTTACGGTGGTAGTGGTATTACAGTCACTCCTGAATGGGATGACTATCGTACCTTCCGTGAATGGGCGTTGTTGCATGGGTATGCCGACCATCTCACTATTGAACGCCGTAACGGCACGAAGAACTATGAACCGAATAACTGCTACTGGGCAGACAACAATACGCAAGCAGCCAATAAACGTAAGCGTGACGGCCAGACTTCGCAGTTCATCGGCGTAGCTCCGAACAAGAAAGGCTGGCAATCCTATGTCAGCTTTAAAGGGGTACGAACTCACCTTGGCACCTATCCAACGGAGTTGGAAGCTGCACAGGCACGCGATACCTTCATAAAACAAAACAGCTTGCCCCACAAGCTAAATTTTGAGGACACATCATGCAAGTAAGTGAGCAGAAAGATTTTGTGACACATGCCGTCATTGGCGGCGGTCAGACCATCGACTTCGGGATTTCCAACAGTGCCGAGTTCTTCAACATCCTGTCCTCGACCTTGTACAAGGATCAAATTCTGGCAGTGGTACGTGAAGTGCTCTGCAATGCGTGGGATGCCCATATCGAAGCTGGCTGCACCGACAAGCCAGTTGAAATCACTTTGACTGACGACAAATTCGTCATCAAGGATTTCGGCAAGGGTATCCACCGGGATGACATGGGCCTGATCTACGGCACCTATGGTAACTCGACCAAGAAGAACGATGGCAAGCAGACGGGTGGCTTCGGCCTTGGCTGCAAGGCACCGTTTGCGTACACCGATCACTTCGAGGTCCAATCGAACCATGATCATGTGCGTACCATCTACAACCTGTCCAAGTCGAGTGCACAGGCTCAAGGCAAGCCAGGTATCGTACCGATTGCCAGCTTTCCATCCTTGGAGACTGGCTTGCAGGTGTCGATCCCTGTCTTGAACAGCGATGACCATCGCCGCTTCCGTCACCTGATCCGTCGCATCGTCCGTAATGGCGACATGAACATGAAGCTTAACGGTGAGCAGTTGCCTCGTCTCGGATTCGATACGAGTGCGGCCAACGTCATGATCACACTCGACGAGTCTGTCATCGACAACCAGACCCGCATCATGGTCCGGTACGGCAACGTGATCTATCCGGTGGACAAAGCCAATGAACTGGCCAACCTGTATTCGCGGATCGTCGATCATCTGCACAAGATGAGCCACTACGACAGGAAGTACAGCATCATCTTCCAGGCACCGCCGCACTCCATCGCCGTCACGCCAAGCCGTGAATCGCTGTCGATGCAGGGACATACCACCAAGACCCTGACCACGTTATTCAGTGACTTCCTGACCATGGTGGCACAGGACTTCCCGCTTGTATGCGACGAGTTTGCCATCGCTGCGGTGGACGAAGCGGTCAAGGAAGAACGCATCGACAACCTGCTTGATCCGGAGGGACGCTTACCCATCAAGAAGGCTAATGCCTTCGTGCCATCGCGTATCACCGATCTGATCACGATGGCTCGTCGCTTCATGGAGACGAACTACCCGCAGGATATCCAGTTTCGCAAGCGTGACATCGCCTACCGGCTGAAGGAGATGGTCAAGGCCAAGCAACTGGATCGTGGCTTGGTGCAGACCTATCTGCGTGCACTGGATACGGTGGCCGGTCATGGCACTTACAACCGTCAAAGCAGCGACTGGTTGCAGAAGCATGTGATAGGTCGTCTGGCAGGCAAGCTGATCAAGTCCGGCCTGCTGGTAGACAAGTTGTACGTGTTCGATCCGGAAGACCAGAATGCTCCACGAGGCTACAACCGTGGCAAGGCAGAAGTTCCGATTGTCCATGCAAGCAAAGTCTGTCCACAGCATCTGTTCAATACCTTGCCTTACCTGCGCAACATCGTGGTGCTGGCGACCTCTACCCATAACTTGGGGGAACGCTGCAAGAAACATGATGTCTTCAAGAAGCTGGGTGCTTCCACTGGCTTCGTGTTCTACCATGTCGGCCTGAAGAAATCGGACCGGGAACAGGCAGTCGCCTTCTTCCAAACCACAGGCATGCAAGTGGTGGACCTGACCTTCAAGCAAGAGTGGGAGATCGAGAAGTACAACGGTGTGCCTGTGACGCTGGCACCTCGCAAAAAGGCCAAGAAAGGTGTGGCTTGCCTAACCAGTGTCCTAGCGGATAAAGGCTCGATTTACCTGTCGAACTTCATGGAAGAGGATGCTGCCCGCATCGAGAATCCCGAGTTCATGGTCGAGGTATCGCTGCGTAATGACGTGTCCAAGCACTCATTGGGTTACGACTGGAATGGTGTGGCTTCACGCTATGTCGTTGACCTGTTCGGTGACAAGGGCGGCATCACAAACAACTCGGCCATCATGGAGAAGTGGCTGGCTACCGGTGCCAAGAAGATGATCGACTACGTGCAGGAGAAGGTTTGCCTGTACATGACAACCAGTCCCACGATCCAAGAGTACTGGCAGTACAACTTTGATCGGGTGCAGGCGATTGATGGCATGAGCTACTCAAGTCTGCATGGCACGATCTATGGCAATAAAAAGTTGCGTGCTGAGTACGGGCTGGTGGACAACCTGACCGAAGAAGACAAGAAGTACATGTGCCTGTGGGACGTGCTAGTGAACAAGCACTATCGGTACTCCACCACACCTGCGGAAGTACTCAAGGTCAAGGAACACTTGAAGAACATCCCCATTCATCAGGCCAACCTTGATCTGGTAAAGAAGTTCAAAGGCAACAGACTACTTAATGTGATCAATGATCATGGTTTGTCCAGCATCATCAACAAAGGTAGCCCTACCGAAGCAGAGGAAGCCATCGCCCTGCTCAATCGCATCCTCAACAAATAAAGGAAACCAATGAATACCATTCGCATCGTGGCGGCTGTCGTCGATACCCGGCAGCTCACCATCTACAAGGAAGACGGTAGCACCATGCTGATCCCGCAAGGCGATCCGCGTCTGCGTCGTATCCTCGAAGTCGCTACCCCGCAGTTGCAGTCGCAGGGATGGGCCGACGTGGAAATCTCGGAAGTGGCAGAGAACAGCTATGCCGACTTTCAAGAACAGTCGAAGGGCATCCGCTTTTTTCGTGTGGCGAAGGAACGACTCAAAAAGCTGCTCAAGCTGGAAGATACTCCCAACAACGGTCACGTTGAATCGCAGGTGGTAGGTTCGGTGCCTAAGCCCCCGTCGCCTGCCGCCACTGTCCAACCGGCTACGCCGGTCGGCGTGGCTACGGCTCCGGTGGCTACAGAGGATGATGACACTGTACCGGTACTGACGGATGTGTTGGTGCAGGGTACCGATGATCAGGAAGAGACCTTCGAGCCAGTCGAACAGGTACCGGAAACCAAGGTCGAACAGACCATGAGTGCCATCGACGAAATTATCGCCCATGCTGTGCCGGTCACGGACCCGAACTTCCATGAGCGGGACATCGTGAAGCAGCGTCCGATGGCAATCGGCGGCTCGACCTCGAATGATCACCCGAACGACTCGGCAGAAGACACCATCATCGCCGTGGTCAACGACAAGGTGATCCCCGGTGTCGAACTGATCAAGTCGCAGTTCGGTCGTGCGGCCAAGATGGGTTCGACCAAAGGCGTTGAGCGTTTCCTCGAACGTCTTGCCGGTGTCATCGAGTCGCGGTCGCACTCGGTCGAAGACCTGCTGAAGTTCATGGAACGTGCGGACCTGCCCATCGCTGACGACGGCTCGATTATCATCTACAAGGTACTGCGTCGTTTCGGCGACAAGTACGTGGACTGCCACACCGGCAACGTCCAGCAGTGGGTGGGTGCCTACGTCTGCATGGACCCTTCGCTGGTGGACCGCAACCGCAACAACGAGTGCAGCAATGGCCTGCACGTCGCTCGCCGTGGTTACATCAGTGGCTTCAGCGGTAACGTCTGCGTGCTCGCCAAGCTCGCGCCGGAAGACGTGATCACGGTCCCGACCTACGACGCCAACAAGATGCGTGTCTGCGGATACCACATCCTGAAGGAACTGCCGGATGGCCTGTACTCGCTGCTGAAGTCCAACCGTGCCATCACGCAGACGGACGATGGCAAGCGTATCCTCGCTGATGCCATCAGTGGCAACCACGTCCGGAAGACGCATGAGGTCCGCATCACCGGTAGCAGGGGTGCGGGTGTCATCGTCAAGGACATCCCGAAGGATGAGGAACCGGCTCCGATCCTGACACCGGAAGCTCCGGCAGAAGTGGAAGCCATCCCGGATGATCACAGCACGGCTGACAAGCCTGTCGTACCGGCTGAAGTCGAGCAGGTGGCACAGGCTACCCTGACCCGTAAGGAGCAGGCACAGAAGCTGTACGATCTGTGGCAGCAGGCCAGTACGGAGGCCGAGAAGTCCACGGCTCTGGATGCACTGGTGCTGTTCAAGAAAGCGGCCAAGGTAGGCTGGGATCGTCTCGGTATTCCTGATCCGACTGCAACTGGAGCCATTGCACCACAAGGTACACCAGCCAAGATAAAGCTGACTACCGCAGCCAAGCAGACTGCTCCGGTCAAGCAGGCTCTGCCTGCTGCGTCGGAAGGCTCCCCTCGTGAGCGTATCGCCAAGCTGATGGAGATCGGTCTGGACTCCGCTGGCGTGGCCCAGAAGGTCTACGACATCAAGAAGGCGTCGAAGAAAAGCTGGGAAGTCCTTGGCTTGACAGGAGAACAGTCGGCCAAGGTGCTCAAGGCTATCGGAAAGGAGTAATCCATGAGCGACTTCAACACCAAGGTGCAAGGCATACCTTGTGTGTGCCGAGTCACCCACTACCGGCCTGCTGTACCGGGCCGGATCAGTGGTCCACCGGAAGACTGCTATCCGGACGAGCCTTCAGAGTTCGAGTTTGAACTCCTGAACACCAGTGGCAAGGGTGCACCGATGTTCTGGCTTCAGAAGAAGGTGACCGACGAAGACGAAGCCAGATTGCAAGATGAGTACGAAGCCCATGTCACTGCCATCAAGCATGGGATGGACTTCTGATGGAACCTTACGATCCCATCTACTTCGACTTGGTTAAACAGGAAGGCAAGCTGTCACCTGAATTGGAAAGGCTTTACCAGTCCCTGAAGGCCATGACCGAATCGAAACCTGAACCGTATCGGCATCCGTTCCTGAACGGTGAAACTCAAGAGTAATCAATCCCGCTCCCTCGGCAACGAGGGGGCATCATCCCCCCAAAGAGGAAACCATGAAACAACAGAAGACGTATTTCGCGTGGATCAACGACCATTCCGGTTCGATGCAGGACATTGCCCAAGCGGCCCTGAAGGACTTCAACGCGAACATTGAAGCAGTCGTGCAAGCCACCAGTGACAAGAAGTTGGACGCCATCGTGTCCGTGATTCGTCTGGGCATCGGTGATTCGGGGCGTGGTGTCGAGCGCACCATCGTGAACTCGAATCCCCATGTCCTGAAGCCGATGGAGGACTGGCCAACGCCGGGTGGTACACCGCTGTATGATGCCATCGGCAATGCCATCGAACTGGGTGAATCCCTGCCGGATGCCAAGGAAGACCATGTGTCCTTCCTGATCACCATCACCACGGACGGAGATGAACTGCATTCGCAAAAGTACAACGGCTTCACGATCAAGAAGCGGATCAAGGAAATGCAGGATACCGGTCGCTGGACCTTCGTGTTCCGTGTCCCGGCATCGTGTGTCGATGCAGTCAAAGACCTTGGCGTCCCGTTGGACAACATCCAGGCGTGGGATGTCAGTGAGAAGGGCATGGCCCAATCGACCGCTGCAACCGCAGCCGCCATCGATTCCTACGTCACCACCCGTGCATCCGGCAAGAAGGCGACTGGCGGCTTTTTCGCCAATGCCACCAACGTCAACCTCGCCCAACTGGACGATGTATCGGCCCAGTACAAGCTGTACGTGGTGCCGGATGTCGATGCCGATGACGGCATGATGATCAGTGCCTTCATGCTGCGTCATCGCATGCAGTACCTGAAAGGTGCAGCCTTCTACCAACTGGTGAAGACCGAATCGAAGGTCGGTCCGGACAAGGCGATCCTGATCCAAGAGCGCACCACCGGCAAGGTGTACGGTGGCCAGCAGGCACGTGACATGCTGGGCATCCCACGCGGTCAGAACGCACGTCTGCATCCGGGTCAGCTTACCGGCTACAACGTGTTCATCCAGTCCACTTCGTGGAACCGCAAGCTGCCCAAGGGTACTGGCGTGCTGTACAACGACAAGCTGGGTGTGCCGTTCACGCAGGAAGAACTCGACCGCTTCACGCTGCCCGCTGCACCGAAGGTCGTTCCCTCGGCACCGGTCTCGGCTATGCTGCCGGAAGTGAACAACACCAGCGGCAAGCCGGTGAAGTCCACTATGCCGATCACGCAGCCATTGCAACCGGTGTTCTACAACACCCGTGACGATGCGCGTCGTGACAAGCAGATGAACGGTGCCGACTACATCGATCTGGGCAGCGACAAGCCAAAGGGTCAACGCTTTCAGCAGACCAAGCGTCCAAGCCACAAGCAGACGGCGTAAAAACACAAAAGCCACCTCGTGGGTGGCTTCGGTGTAGATAAGGATCACCTTCCTTTCGGTAGTTGATGCGTTGCTCTAAGTAAATAATATTTGCTCAGGGTACTAGCGTCAACTACTTTTTTCCTGCAAGGGCGGCAGTCCGACAGATGTTGTACTGACCGCCCACTTCCACCAGCTTGCTTACCGTGGCACCGAAGGAACCGTCACTGAGCGGCGTCAGTTCCGGACACGCTGCGATCACCAACGGGTCCGGTCTTGCCGGTAAGGGCTGCGTTGATGTTGCGCAGGACTGAAGGGTCATTGACACAATCATGATAAACAGGATTGTCTCTAACGATTGTCTCCACTTGCCCTTTGATGGTCGTGTTGCGTACCACGATCTTACTGATTGCATCTGCTGCTCCTTCATTCGCCATTTTGCGAGTATCTTCGATAACCTGCTTCAGTTCAGCAGCCTTGGCTTTGTCCGAAGAGGACTTGTAGTCCATGCCAAACCAGAAAGCACCGATTACCGAAGCTATCCACAAGAACACGACGATCAACAGTTCATTGATCTTCATGCCGCATCCCGTTCCAGCGTGTTCAGGGCTGTGTTGGTGGCGTACACACGTTCACTGTAGCCAACGGCATCACCGATCTTGTCGGTCATTTTGCCAAGGTTGATGATGTCGGCTACCTTGTCCATCTTGCCCAGTTCAGCCTGTACCAGTGCTCCGGACGTAGCGAAGAACCATCCAGCCGAACGCATGGCACCTTCAGGAGAACGCAGCCAATCACCGATCTTGGCAGGCTGGATACCGAAGTAGTCAGCCGCCAGGAGTTGGTTCTTCTTGCCGGTGATCTGGAAGCCACCCGAACCACGATAACGCCAGCCATCGCCGGACTCCGGTGTGCCGTTACCCATGCGACCGGCGTACACGAAGTTCGCCAGTGCTTCCGGGTTACGGACGTAAGGCAGCGTCATGTCACGTGTCCTGAAACGACTGGGCCAGACTGCCATCAGGCGTTCCGGCGTCGTGTACATCAGGTTCTCGGCCATGCGGGATAGGGAGTTGGTTTCCACCGACATCTCGGCCAAGAAATGGGCCACAGCACGGGTGGAACCGATCTTGAATTCGTCCAGTGCCTTGTTGATATGGGGGAGGTATTGATTGATCACTGCCGGGCCAGCACCCGACATGATCTTGCCAAGTTGGAGTGCTGAGACTTGCATCACATGGCTTCCTTGATGTCTTTGGCGATCTCGGAGATGTCCTTGTTCTGGTTCTTCTGGATGTAGTTGAAGACCCAGCGTACCAAGGCCCATCCCGGCAAGCCAGCCGCAAAGATGATGCCGATGACTGTCATGTTGCCAGTCGCCGTGCCCATCATGGATTGCAGTTGGTAGTGCTCGATGATGAAGGAACCACCGCAGACAGAGGCGATGACCGTGGAGATAAGGCCTACAGCCCACTCCCTTGGACTACGTGGTGTCAACATGCACATGACAACGAGGGCGGATAGGCCAGCACCGATGCCTGCCAAGCCTCCAAGTGCCTTGAAGCCAAAGACACCTGCTGCGGTGCCGGAAATAGGTTCACTCATTGCTTGATCTTTCATGGTGGGTCGCCAGTGGTTGTGGATGGTGGGTACACCCGGTGAAGCACTTCACGAGATAGTCCCGTTTCATGCTCCACCGATCCCTTCTGGCGAAAGGAGGACCAGCCATTGCAGCCGGTCATTTGGTGTATCTGCCGTGGTGGGCAGAGGGACAAGTGAACTAAAGCACATACAAATGCCTTCCGAGTGGTGTAGAAGGCATTTTACCCTGCCTGAGAGCAATAATTAACTCTCAGAATCATTTTGTTCAGGATTTTTGCACATAAAAAAGGAGCCCGAAGGCTCCTTTTGTCAGGCTGCTAATGGATCAATGTGGTACTTGGTCCAAGTCGGTACGTACCGATGGCGTAGCCGTCGATCCGGTAGCCGGGAAGGCTACCAAGGTCGGGTCCACATCGACCGTCTGCGGCTGCGGTTGCTGGGCATCCGGGAAGATCGTGTTGCCTGCCATCGAGTCGGTCGTGCCCTTCTTGGGAGTGATACCACGCACAGTCTGATCCCAGCCTTCCGGACCAATCGTGCCACCCCGCGTGTAGTACAACTCGAATGGCGTGACCATCACACACTTGGCCGAGCCGATGAATACGCAGTCCACGAACTTCACGACAGCAGTGCCACCACCTGCCTGAATGACCCACGTTTCGCTGAAGTTACCTCCTTGGCTGTTGTCGAGCACACAGTTACGGAAGATGTACTCCTGTTCGGCCTGGAGGTTACCCTCCTGTCCGATACCGATCATGTTGCCCTGCGTTGTACCAGGCTTCTTGCGAATGATGGTATTCACCACATGGATGACACCACCGTTCGGCACATCGAGTTCACGAGAATTCATGGCACCTTCAAGATGGCAGCGATCCAGCAACACGAAGTTGGCACGGGTCTTGAAGTCGTGGCCTTCTACCGCATTGATGTACTGGTTACGCAGGCCATGGTAGCGAGCACCGTGATTCAGGTAGATGTTGTGGGTCTGTCCCTTCTCGGCAGTCTGGTAGGCGATGCCATTACCATCGAACACGCAGTCGATGTGCTCGATGTTGAACTGACCTACCGGAGCCGTATCGGCAGGCTGGACCACACCGCACAACTGGCCATTGTTGCAGTTCGTGGTTTTTACACGCTGCATGACCAGCTTCTGGACACCACCGTTGTAACGCACACCCGAGATGGTTTCGTCCACATCATTGACGGCACCATCAAACCACAGGTCACGGATAGTGACATTGCCAGCTTCAATGTTGAGCAGACCCTTGCCCCATGCCGCACGAATCGTCTTGTCCATGTGCAGCTTGGGGATGGAACCCAGTTCAGGGGCACCAGCAATCGTGTAGGTACCGGGCTTTGTCAAGGCTGCGATAACCTCACCCATCTGACCGTCACGAGTCACGTACAGCGTCTGGCCATCTTGCAAAGCCGTGTAACCAGCGGCCATGGTTTCGTAGGTAGCCAAGCCAATCCGCACCAGTCCGGACACGGTATAGGTACCGACATCTGCATGGCAGAAGAAGAATCCAATTGAACTGTAGACGCCATCCATGTAGGAGATCATGTTGGGCGACGTGCTGAACACAGGTGCCGCATTGTTCTGGAAGCGGTACTTCTTGTCCAACGTGATCGTACGACCACCCGAGATATCCTGCTGAAACAGGAAGCTGTAAGTGGTACCGGGCACAGGATTCTTGACCGGTGGCAGCGTCAGATTCGCATCCAGCTTGACAAGGAACAGATTGCCCAACGTACCGTCGATACGGTCAAGCTGTGCCTGCGTCGTGTTCTGGATGATGACCTCACCCATGACACCACTACCACCCGATCCACCACCACCACCCGAGGAAGCCAAGGTATCCAGTGCGGTCGCCACGGTACCTGTACGGTGACCCACCAAGGTGGAGCCGTTCGGTCCTGCCAGTGCATCGAACTTGGCATCGATCGCTGCCTTTGCTGCCAGCACCTGTCCTTTGGCTTCAAGGATTTGCGCCAGAATGGCTTGATCGACTGGTACCGTCGTGGAGATAGAATCCACCACGATGTCCTGCAAGCGCACCACCGTAGGCTGGTCCACATCCGGCACATAGAACAGGTACACCAAGCCAGCTTCAGATACCGGGTCTTCCATGATCGCGTAGTACGGCGTATCGCAAGAGACCAGTTCCAGAATCTGCTTGCCATTGGCATCCGTCATACCTTCGATCAGGCGCGGCATCATCACACCATCAACCTGATTCGTGAAGTCCGCTGCCTTGAGTTGCACCTCGAATCGGCTGTTGGCGATAGGGATATTCTCAGGCGTAATGAAGTGGAACTCTACCAGCGTACCTTCACCTGTCGTCGGCTGTGGATCAGGCAGAGGATTGGTAACCACCTGCGCTGCCACACTGAAGGTAATGGTGGCCGATTTGGTCGGGTCCGCTACACTGGTAGCGGTGATCGATCCTTGCTGTACTGCCGAAGTGGCCACGGGTGCAGTCAGGACACCACCGGCCGTGATGTTGCCCAGCGTGGTAACCCAGGTGACTGCCTGACTTGGGTTATTCGTGCCCTGTACGAAAGCCGTCAGGTTATATTGGGCACCGCCCTGCAATACCGAACTAAACGATGCCAGTGTGACACCGGTAACGGTTGGCTGTTGCGGCTCAGGATCAGGAATCACCACCACGAGGGCAGCAATCGTCACCGTGGCCGTACCGAACTTGGTCGAGTCGATCAGGCTTGCAGCCTTGATGGTTACCGTCTGAATCACATCAGTCGGTGCCGGTGGCGTGAACACGCCTGCACTGGTGATGGTCCCTGCCGTCGTAGTCCAGCGTACTCCTTGGCTTGGGTTGTTGTCACCATTCACCACCGCAGCGAACGTGGCAGCGCCTGTCGCCGTGGAAGGGCTGACCGTCACACCCGTGATGGTAGCAATCGGTACCGGGTCGGTCACTGGCGACTGAGGATAGCCCGTGATACCGAGGATGGTCACGGCACTGGCACCGGCCTGTGGCAGACTGGTACCGTCTGCATTGGTGAAGGTCAGGATACCCGCGTCATAGTTGCCCGGTCCCAGATAGACCGAGGCCGTGAACGTATTGGGCGTGACGAGCTTGTTGATCGTCAAGTCCAGACTCTGGGCAATGGCGCCGTTCGGATTGGCGGTTAGTGCCGGGATGACCAGCGTACCGGAATCTGCATTGGCACAGGTACCGTGCAACGTATAGACCTGACCGCTGATCGGGTCTTGCACCACACTCAGGGCACGACCACCCACGATCTCGCAGCCACCGACATCATTGATGGTTTGCGTGTTGTAGGCAGCGTTGGCGACGAATCCAGCTACCGTGTATTTGCCCACTTTGCAGCCAGTCAAGACGGCAGAGAAAATACCGCTACCGAAGGTGGCCGGGACATCGATTTGCGACACGGCGTTGTTGCCTATCACCCCGGCAGCAGCAAGGAGAGATACCCGTGCACTGTCGATCAAGCCAGTGTAGGTACCTTCCACCGTGACCTGATTACCTGCCACCGTGATCTTGGTAATTTTGCCGGTAGGTGCTGCCAGAGCCTGCGGATATTCCCAGGCACCGATATCGGCACTGGTGCCCATCTGGCGATTACCGCTGATGGTGGACAGGTTGGTATTACCCGGTGCAGCACCAGTATCGATCAGCGGCGAACCCGCCTTCAGGCGCAGGTCATAGGTCGGATCGACGAACACGTCAGTCACCAGAAGATTTTTCAGGTGACCGGTACCGTTCGTGGTGAACGACCCATCCGAAGCACAGTGGTCATACGTGCCGTACTGCGGGAACATGGTGAGGTCTGCACCGAACACGGCACAGTTGCGCATCACCTTGCTGGCGTAATAGCTGCCATAGCCCGAGTAGAAGCCAAAACCACCTCGTGCCAGACCGGGCAGGCGGTGGATGGTGTTGTTCTCGCACAGTGCCGGAGAGTTGTCCGACCACAGACGCACACCATGGCTGTTGGCCGACTTGAGCACGATCTGATTGTTGCGGAAGGTACCGGTAGCAACCTGATTGGCGAACGAGGTAATGACAGTCGGATCGGTACGCGCATCCGTGCCTGAGTACTCGATCAGGTTGTTCTGGACAGTCGCGTTTGCATTGCCCACACCAAAGGCACCACAGACACCCGTGCCACCGCAGTCGATTTGCAGACCTTCGATAGTAAGGTATGCATTGACGGCATTGAACATCACGACACCGTTCAAGGTGCCCCGGAATGCCACACCATTGGCCGGGTTGTAGCGCAGCGCATTGGTGAGGGAGTTCGGATTGTTGGCATAGCCCTGACCCGCAGCCGGACGAATGGTGATTGTATGGCTTGCATCCGTGATCTTGTTGGGCAAGGAGATTTGCGAGTTCTGGATGAACTCGGAATCGTTGTACAACTCGATGACATAAGACACATCGGCCGTCACCAGATTGGCAGGAATTGCCGCCCATGCCGCAGCGATGGTGGCGTAGTCCCGGCCAGATGTGGCGCTACCTACCTTGAGAGTAACGAGAGTAGTCATAAGTTTTTCCTTTATTTCGGGCCGAGTTCGGTAGGTGGCAGCAGCGGACCATGCCCCGGATGCAGGTAAGCCATCTGGTAAGCCAGACCGGCATTGCGCTTGACCAGATAGTCGTCGTAGTAGCCCTGCATCTTGTCGATGGCCGCTTGCAGACGAGTCTGTGGATAGTCCGGGAAGTAGTCCCGACGCGCCTTCAGGTACTGCATGTACAAGTGAGGGCACCCGAAGTGTTCCTCTGCACGACCGTCATAGGCAATGAAGAAGCTCTTGAAACGGAAGGGCGTACCCATGTCCTTGGTCTGTTGACGGGTCAGGGATGGATCAGCCGGAGGCATGTAGGTATCTAGCATCACCTTCTGTGCTGCCCAGTCAGCAGGAACATCGGCAGGCGTGTACTGACCTGCCGTCTTGCCCGTGATTGCAGCCGGGTAGTAGCAGTCACGCATGTCCGTGTCCATGACGTAATCGATGACAAACTTGTCCAGATTACGGATCATCATGTCCAGAGCATCACGGCACTTGTAGGAGCGTGCACGCATGGCAGCGAACAAGCCGAACTGACGCATGAGCACCAGCGTATGCACGACGTAGAGACCCAGTGAACCACCAGCCGACTGGTAGTTGTTCCCCGATGCCGTAATCAGCGTACCAAGGTTGCGGATCGCAACTGAGTTAAACGACTGATCGTTATCGACGAAAGCTGGCTTGTAGATCATGTCGTACATCAGTTCGAGTTCGATCTGCATACGCGATTCGATCTCTTCCTTCGAGAATCCGAGCCTGTGTTCGGTGGCCAGTTTCCAAGCCACGACATAAGCCAGCAAACGCCATGCGTGAATACGCTGGTTGTAATAGCCGATTGGACTGGCCGTAGGCGCTGCCTCACCAAGCGACGACAGCCATTGCGTCTCAAAATCATGACGCGCAGCGATGGCATGCATGGGGCTGTTGGCCATGATCGCCCACAGACCGGCATTACAGTAGCTGTGCAGTGCATCCCGGTTCCAACCCGAGTAGTACATGAAGCCTTCCGGATCGTTGTGGATCTTCCAGCGAGCCTTGCCGTTGACCATACCGCAGGTGTCGATGGTGATTTGCGGACCACCGGGTTGGCCGAGCGGTGCATAGGCATACTCATTACCATAATAGGAACTGACGAAGAATGCCTTGCCCTGCAAGATGTCTGCCTTCGGCAGGGAATCGAAGGTCTTCACATCACGAATCCAGTGATTCGAGTGATTGAAGTAGGCCATTGCCCATTCTTCAGCCATGTCTCGAATCGGTACCAGGCCTTCAGGACGCTGCCAGTTCGGATTGGAAGCCAAGATAGTCAGTACCGTAGGCGATGTGGCACGGTCAAAACGTACACCACCCATACCCGTGATCCAGTCATGACCACTGACCGAGCCAGCCCGATACTTGTAGCCCATCGCGCGATACCACGGATAGTGGTCACGATTCGTGAACATGGTCGGATCACGCGGACGTGCCTCATAGGCCGTCAGATAGGTGTCGTCCAGTGCCTGATCATTCTTCAGCGGATAAGGAGGAAGGACAAACCAGTGAGCCTGACTGTCAAGCTGGGTGTCACTGCTATTCGTCATCGGGAAGAAGGCATTGGCACTGCCACCCGCCTTGGCACCGAATACAGGATGGTCATAGGCATACGACTCCACACCGGGCATCCATTTACCTATCTTGGACGACAGACGGGTCCGCATGTTCTGCCACGGCAGCATCTGCGCACAGTTAAAGCGTGGCATGGCCGGTTCGGTCAGCGTCTGCACTTCGGACAGAAGTGGCGAGTTGATCGCTACCGTTGGCTTGTCGTTGAATGCCTTCCACTCGTGGGTGAAGACGACGGTGCCATCAGCCAGTTCCAGAGTGACCTTGAACGGTGGCAGCACAGTACGGTCAGCCACATCGGCATTGGAACAGTCACCGTAGGTGTAAGGCCACGTAGCTGCACTGATCAGAGGGTACTGGGCACGGATGAAGGTATCCATGTAAGGATATGTGGCCCAGCGTTGATAGGGCGCGAAGGACAGCAGCATCTGCTCCAGCGGCATCACCCCATTCTCGGTGTTGTAGTTCGATGCAATCATCAGCAAACCACCCAACTCGAAGCGGCGTGGTGCGATGGGGCTGGTCCACTTGATCGTATCGTCAAGCTCGTAGATCGCCACGTCACCCGTCTCGGATGCCATACCGGCGTTCTGGTACACCCAGTCATCTTGGCGATTGGCTTCGAGGAATCGAGCGGTGCCTACCAATACAGGGCTGGACTCATTGGCACAGTCCCACAGCTTGACAACAGTGGGCGTGACGGAGCGGATCGGAGGCGCCACTGGACCGGTACCGGAAGGCATCAGGCGAGGCGCCTTGGCACCGGCACCCGATACGAATGCGAACCCGACATTGGGCGCACCGGTAGGATTGGAAGGCAACAGGTAGTCTTTACCCGAGCCGATCAGGCCAAGCGATGCCTGAAACCATTCGCCATTACCTTCCATACGCAGGGCTGCGGTACCCGTGGACAGGTCTTTGGCGAGGTTGACGAGGAAGCCACTGAGCAAGCCCAGGCTGGTGATATTGCCCGAAGTGACTGCGAAATCACCGGACGAACCGATGTTGAGGAATTCCGTGCCCGATACGACAGGATCGGCACCACCGGCTGGATCATGGTAGCAACGAAGACGACGGGTGTTGCCAAGAATGGTCTTGAGCTTGGTAGCCCAGTCCAGCTTGGTGGGCGTGAGGGCAAGTTGACCGCCCAGACCCGTACTGAATTTGAATGTTGAAGTTGTCATGCACTGGCTTCCTGTGGAGAGAAGTGATGTTGCGGGGAACCATGAGGTAGGCGGACACTATTGTGCCATGGAATATATTTCCGTAACACAAGAACTACCACTGAATCGAGTCCAAGTCCTGTGCACTCTGGGTTGCATAGATCATCTGACGCAACTGAGCCGCTTTCGAGAAGGCTTGGGCCACCTGATTAGCCTTGGCTACTTCGATGGCCACGAAGTCTTCCGCGTTCAAGGTCACCACTGTGTTGTTGGCCAAGATGAACTGGGCTTGGAAGGTCGAGCCTGTTGCGAGGGCAGACTTGCTGATCGAGATGTAGGTAGACAGCCGACGTTGGGCATTCAGATCCCCATCGAACACCATGCCGTTGTATTCGAACACACCGAACTCCACAGCAGAGCGGGCCGACTTGATCTGGGTCCACTTCAGGTCTTGAAGTTGGGCCAAGGTACGCGGGTCCACCCAAGTCTTCAGCGTATAGTCAAAGACGAACTGGGGTCCGGGTTGTGCTGGTATCTCCACCAATGTACCAGTAACCACATCGACATAGTGTTGATGGTCTCTGGATTCGACAGGAAGAACGTATTCACCCTCTTGTGCCTGCATGGTGAGCACTTCATCCTGACACACACCTGAACGAAGGATACGTCCTTCAGAGTCATATACGGTAAAAGGTGTCATCGCTTGACCTCAAGAGCATTGATGATGCGGCTGGTTGCACCGCCATTGACTGACTGTGAATCCAATGAATTGATGCAGAGTGTGTAGGTATGGTTGCCTGCACCAGGTGCATCCTGTATCTGGAAATACACGTTGCCACGCATACCTTGGTTAGTCGCAGTGACTGGACCATCACAAGTGAACAGTTGGACACCATCACGGTATAGCGCCAGATTCCACTGGGAGACTACGACAGTACCTCCCGGAGTACCATCAGGTCCGTCTGTGCTGTATCCAGGGGGATCGACCGCACAACCGAAGCCAATGAGCACAGGGGCACCGCTGGACTGGAATGTCAGGGTCTGTACCGTGTTCGATCCGGGATTGATCGTTGCCCTGCCAGCGGAATACGCCGAGACCGCCGTAGTGACCGCATTACCAGCGATCTTGAGCGTGTCGATGTCGGCTTCACGGATACGTGCTTTATCTATATAGACGACATCACCATCGATGATGAATGGCTTGATCTTCTCTATACCGGTACGACCAATCCAAAATCGATCCACATCAAAACCGGCCTCAACGATAGTGCCATCGTTGGCGATACCGAAGCCACCAGCCAAGCCATTCACCAAGGTCATGGCAGTCCAGATGGCAGACACCCGACCCGTCTCTTGATCAATCTTGGCCGCCAAGCCCATCTGGCCTGTTGCACTATCCCCATTCAAGGTGACTTCAACCGTCGTAACCTTCTGGGCCAGTGCGTGGGTACCATTCGCCAACGAAGTATCCAGTTCCTGCACGGCAGATGCTGCACCATCCACATCCGTACGCAAGGTACTGAGGTTGGTGGCCAGTGCGGTAGTCGGATCGATGTTGAGCGTCTTGATATCAACGATGGCGCCCTTGGCATCCTGTACTTCCGCATACAGGGCGTTGTACTGCTCCACTGTGGCAGAACTGTCTTGAAGACGGATGGTCTTCTCTTCGAGGATCGCGGCCATGGCATCATCGACTGCCGCAGCAATGATGTCGAGTTGGCTGACAAAGGCACTGTCCGCATCCTGACGCTGGGTGATCTCCTGTCCAATGAAAGTCATGGAGTCGGCAAGACCATTCTGTACCGATGCCAGTGCAGTCTGAAAGGCTGCATTGCTGGCCAACCGATCTTGAATCTCTTGGTAGATGGCTTGGTTGGTCAGTGTGATACCACCGATGTCTTGACGCAGGGCTTCAGACAGGATGCCACTGTCAATCAGACCGGTCAGCGTTTCCAGAGTCTGCCTCGACAACGGTTCAGCCGTCGCCATGACAGGTCCAATACGCTCTCCGCGCGTCCCATGGATCGATACAACCTCGACCCAATAGAAGTAATCGGTATTGGAAGTGACTTGTACCTTGTCCAGATAGCTACTGCCCCCTGCATGTTCCAACAAGACAGCCGTTGCATAGTCTTCGGACGTGCCCCGATATACATCGGTGTAGGCCACCGCATGCGGATTGATCAGCGGGTAGCTCCACGACACCATGATGCCGCCATAGACCGTGCGGGCATGCAGGGTGATGTTGTTGTCTGGATCACCGGGTTGAGGGCCACCCCAACCACCCGTACCACAGACGTTGTTTTCGCAAGACATACATACGCTCCAAGTGAGTGACCACTCCGGAGGAACCTTGTACAGTAGCGTTCCCCCCGAGAAGTTGACCACTGGAATTATCTCATTGTTCTATGTATGTCAAGCAACTTTTCTTACCCCATACAAAGGACCATCCATGGCAATGAATCCGTACAATTTCGCTATCACTTGTCGTGCCTTGATGGAAGGGGCATCCGTACAGGACATCGTTAAGTTCACCGGGCTGCATACCATATCGGCACGCCGGTTCATCCGTCAGGCCTACCTTGATGGCTTGCTGTATGTCTATGACTGGGCGAGCGACGCCAAGGGGAACCCAAGCATCCGGATTTTCCGGTTCAAGCAGTCCGATGCCGACACGGATGCCGTGCGTCCGGTCAGTGATGAGACCCGTGCGCGTTACCCAGTCGGTCATCCAAGCCATTTGGCAATGAACGGCTGAGTAAAATTCCCCTCGCGTACGTTCAATTTCCGTGTAGCATTGCATCCTCCTTAAGTCGTTCCAGAGCCATGCGGCAAGTTTCGTATGGCTTTCCTTCCCCCATTGCGCCAAGAAAGGTCGCTTTATGCCAGCAGCAGCCCATCTACCCACCCCCCTGCAAGAATTCGTCCACAAGAGCCGCTACGCCCGCTGGCGTAAAGACCTTGGCCGTCGTGAGACGTGGCCTGAAACGGTCCGTCGCTACGTGGACTACTTCTCCAACAAGTTCCCCCACTACCCCACCGAGCGTGTCTACAACGCGATCCTGAACCTCAAGGTCATGCCGTCCATGCGGGCCTTGATGACGGCAGGACCAGCACTGGAACGCGATCCCATGGCAGGCTTCAATTGCTCGTTCGTCGCCATCGACAACGTGCGTGCCTTCGATGAAATCCTGTACATCTCCATGTGCGGTACCGGTGTCGGCTTCTCGGTCGAACGCCAGTTCGTCTCACAACTGCCGGTCATCGGTGCCAGCATCGTCAACGGCAAGGTGCACATAGCGGACAAGATGGCCAAGACGGATCACACCATCGTGGTCCGTGACAGCAAAGGTGGCTGGGCATCGGCATTCGCTGAATTGCTCGACTTCCTGTACCGTGGCTTCATCCCAAGCTGGAATGTGTCCAAGGTCCGTCCTCATGGTGCTCCGCTGAAGACCTTCGGTGGCCGTGCATCCGGTCCGCAACCGCTGGTGGACCTCTTCAACTTCTGTGTTGAAGTGTTCTCCGGTGCCGTTGGCCGCAAGCTGCAATCCATCGAAGCCCACGATATCGCCTGCAAGATTGCAGACATCGTGGTCGTAGGTGGCGTGCGTCGCTCTGCCCTGATCAGCCTGTCGAATCTGTCGGATGACCGCATGCGTGGTGCCAAGAACGGTCAGTGGTGGCTCACCGACCCGCACCGTGCACTGGCCAACAACTCGGCGGCATACACCGAGCGTCCCGAGATGGAAATGTTCATCAAGGAATGGCTGTCCCTGATCGAATCGAAGTCGGGCGAGCGTGGCATCTTCAACCGCCAAGCGGTCATCAACAAGGCACTGGAATCGGGCCGCCGTGACGCTACCAAAGTCATCGGTACCAATCCCTGTGCCGAGATCGCCCTGCGCTCCATGGGCCTGTGCAACCTGTCGGAAGTGGTCGTCCGCTCCGGTGACTCCATGGAAGACCTCGAAGAGAAGATCGAAATCGCCACCATCATCGGCACCTACCAGTCGATGCTGACGGACTTCCGCTACGTGCGTCCCGAGTGGAAAGCCAATCAAGAAGAGGAACGCCTGTTGGGTGTCTCGCTGACTGGCATCATGGATCACGAAGTGCTAGCTCACGTCAACGGCCGTACGCGTACGTGGCTGCGTCATATGAAACAACATGGGATCAAGGTCAACAAGCAGTGGTCAGAACTGCTTGGCATCAACCAGTCGGTCGCTATCACCACCGTCAAGCCATCAGGTACCGTCTCGCAACTGGTGGATTCGGCATCGGGCAAGCACGAGCGTTACGCCAAGTACTACATCCGTACCGTTCGAGCCGACAAGAAAGACCCGCTGGCCCAACTCATGACCAAGCAAGGCTTTCCGGTCGAAGATTGCGTGAACAAGCCGGAAACCACATCGATTTTCTCGTTCCCGGTCAAGGCACCTGCCCACTCGGTATTTCGCAACGACCGTACGGCCATCCAGCAACTGGAACACTACCTGATGTTCCAAGAAGAGTGGTCGGAGCACAACGTGTCGAACACCATCTATGTGCGTGAGCATGAATGGATGGAAGTCGGCAACTGGGTCTACCAGAACTTCGACATGCTGGCCGGTGTCTCGTTCCTGCCGCACTCGGACCACACCTACCGTCAGGCTCCGTATCAGGAGATTGATGAAGCCACGTACCAAGAACTGCTGGCCAAGATGCCTGAGTTCAACTGGGATGAACTGACCAAGTTCGAGAAGGATGACACCTCGGTCAAGGTGCGTGAACTGGCTTGCACGGCAGGTGTGTGCGAGATGTTGTGAAAGCTTGACTGGCCTGAAGTCAAGTTCGGGCCAGTGAATCTGTGGAGTCTTCCACGGTAATCACAGGGCACTTCGGTGCCCTACTTCCCCTCCCAAGGAATCCCATGAACGACCGAGACAACCATCAAAGCACAACAGTCCACTGCTCCGTTCCAGGCTGCTATAGCCCTCCCGTCTTCGCTGGCTTGTGCAACCTGCACTCGACCCGAGGAATTCACCAGACCGTGGATCAGCGAAAGGCAGAGGACCGCCGTGGCAATCGCCCCGAAATCGCTACTGACATCCCGGCAGGCACTACAGCAACCGCCAGTAATCCGGGATTTGCGATTGATGCTGCCACTATCTACAAATCCGATCTCAATACCACCAGTGCCATCGGCCATGACCGTCGTGGTACCGACGCCAAGATGTCGGAGAAGTACCCCAAATACTACAAGGACATCCCGGCAGGCGTTGATTCGCTCGACATCTACGCCGTGTGCCTCATGTTCAATGTGAACGATGCTGCCCTGTCGCATGCACTGAAAAAGATCATGCTGCCCGGTGTCCGTACTGGCAACAAGACCCGCCGTGACGACATCAAGGAAGCGCGTGACACGCTGAACCGTTGGCTTGAACTGCACAAGTGATCGTCAGGGGCACTCCGTGCCCTTGCGTGAAACCATCAACCAACAGGTGAAGCCAATGAACAAACGCTATGCCAATACGTCCAGTGTCCCGTTGTCATTGGCCGTCTTCCTCGCTACCGACAACTACGACTACAACGACGACCCCTATACCATCAGTGCGACCACGCTGCTCAAGCCAACTCGCCAGATCGTGCTGTCGCAACGGGTACCCGCCAACAGTGTGACACTGGACCTCGTAGCCCAGATGAACACCCGCATGGGTTCGGCTGTGCACGATGCCATTGAACGCTCGTGGAAGGACAACTACAAGAACGCACTGGAAGCCATTGGCATTCCGAAGTTCGTCATCAACAAGGTCCGCATCAACCCGACCAATGCCGAACTGGCTGCTGATCCTGACATCATCCCGGTGTACATGGAACAGCGCATGCAACGCAATATCGGCAAGTGGACCGTCAGCGGCAAGTTCGACTTCATCGGTGAAGGCCGGGTGCAGGACTTCAAGACGGCGACGATCTGGTCTTACATGAATCAGGTCAACGCATGGAAGCAGATGATGCAGGGTTCCCTGTATCGCTGGCTCGATCCGAACAAGATCACGCAGGATCAGATGGACATCATTCACATCTTCAAGGATTGGATGCCTGCGATGGTCGCTACCGACCCGAATTATCCGAAGCAACCCTTTGCCGTGCAGACCTTCAACCTGCTGCCCTACGACGAGACCGACCGATTCGTCAGTGTCAAGCTGGCGGAGATCGAACGCTGCATGGATGCTGACGATGCCGATATCCCTGACTGCGGTGAGGACGATCTGTGGCGTAGCAAGACGGTCTACAAGTACTATGCCAATGGCTTTGCCGGTGCCAAGAAAAGCTCGAAGAACTTCGAGGACTTGGCTTCTGCCAACCAGCACATGTACACCGAGAAGGGTGGCAAGGGTGAAGTCGTCACCGTGTATGGCACCGTCAAGGCATGCAACCACTGTGCCGCAGCCCCCGTCTGTGGCCAGCGTGAACGCCTGATCGCCTCGGGCCACCTGCTCAAGCAGATTTAATCAACCCCTAAAGGAAGACTATGGAAATCGAAAATCTCCAATCAGCTATTGAAGAAGCTGAACGCTTTGTCAAGAAAGCCAAACAGTTGGAAAAGACATTTGATGCTGGCGGTCGTACCGCTGGCACCATCTACGGCTTTCCTGCTGAACAAGGTGCAGTCAAGCGTGCCAGCATGGACCTGACTCGTTCGCTGGCAAAGCTCCGTAATCAATAAGGAGTCTCAATGAAACCAATAGAAGACATGGAGTTTCATCCCATCGCAGAAGAAGTCGTCAAGATTCTCTGCGAGCGGACACAAAACTTCAGCCCCCTGTTCTTCCGGGTTTCGGTCGCCTACTACTTTGCCAAGGTAGCCTCCATGATGCGTTGCTCGATTGTGACGCATGATCGTGGTGAGATCCCGGTAAGTTTGTATGCACTGAACCTCGGCACATCCGGTTCGGGCAAAGGCTTCTCGACCAACATCATGGAAGAACACGTTATCAAGGGCTTCCGTGAACGCTTCTTGAGCGAGACCTTCCCGTATCTGGTCGAACAGAACCTGCCCCGTCTGGCAGTCGAACGGGCCAACCGCAAGAATGCCAACATGAACAGCAACGGCATCATTGTTGATCCCGATGTCGAACTGGAACGTGTGCGCAAGGAGTTCAACGAATCGGGCACCATGGTGTTCTCGTTCGACTCCGGTACCACACCGGCAGTCAAGCAGTTGCGTCACTTCCTGTTGATGGCCAATACTGGCTCGATCAATCTCGAAATGGACGAGATCGGTTCCAACCTGCTCGGCAATACCGAGGTGTTGACGGCCTTCCTCGAACTGTACGACAAGGGCTTGATCAAGCCAAAGCTGATCAAGAGTACGTCGGACAACCGACGCAGCGAAGAGATCATCGGCGGTACTCCTACCAACATGCTCTTGTTCGGTACGCCTGCCAAGCTGCTCGATGGTGGCAAGACAGAGGAAGAACTGTTCTCGATGCTGGAGACGGGCTATGCGCGTCGCTGCTTCTTCGGCTACTCGCGTGCCGGTCACAAGGGTGCCAAGCGTACGGCCAAGGAGGTCTACGACATGTTGACCAATCCCCAGTCGAACCAGTACATCCTTGGCTTGTCGGATCGTCTGGCACAACTGGCTGACATCTCCAATGCAGACAAGAAGCTGCTCATGACCGAAGAGGTCAGCTTGATCCTGTTGGAGTACAAGCTACTGTGCGAAGAGAAGGCCGAGGAACTGCCTGAGCATCTGGAAGTGCGCAAGGCTGAAATCAGCCATCGCTACTTCAAGGCGCTGAAGCTGGCCGGTGCCTATGCCTTCATCGACGATTCGCCGGAAGTCACCGAGGAACACCTGTACAACGCCATCAAACTGGCCGAGGAATCGGGTGCAGCCTTCGAGAGCATCCTGTCGCGGGACAAGCCTTACGTCAAGCTGGCCAAGTACTTTGCCACCTGCAAAACTGATGTGACGCATGCTGACCTGATTGCCGATCTGCCCTTCTTCAAGGGTACGGCAAGCCAACGTGCAGAACTGATCGGGCTGGCCATCGCATGGGGCTACCGGAACAACATCATCATCAAGAAGTCGTTCAATGATGGGATCGAGTTCCTGCGTGGTGAGTCGTTGAAGGAAAGCCATCTGGACAGCATGATCCTGTCGTACAGCACGGACATCACCACGGACTACCTGAACGTGCGTGGACCATGGGAAGAACTGTACATGCTGACGCAGGCTGATGGTCACCACTGGCTGTCTCACCACCTGCAAGACGGTGACAAGGGCCAAGGTCACCGGAAGGAAGAGAACTGCCTGCCGGGCTTCAACCTGATCGTGCTGGATGTGGACGGTGGCGTGTCGCTGGACACGGTACGTCTGCTGATGAAGGACTACAAGTACCTCATCTACACCACCAAGAGCCATGTCCCAGATGATCCGCAACAGCATTGCTTCCGCCTGATCTTGCCGTCGAACTTCGAGTTGTCGATGACGGCTCCGGAGTACAAGGAGTTCATGGAGAACGTGTATTCATGGCTTCCATTCAAGATCGATGACCAAACCAATCAGCGTGCACGCAAGTGGCTCTCGTGGAACATGCACTACGAGTACAACGAGGGTCAGGTTTTCGATGTGCTGCCCTTCATCCCGAAGACCAGCAAGAACGAGGAACGGAAGAAGCGTCTCGAATCGCAGGCTGACATGGACAACCTGCAACGCTGGGTCATCAACAACACAGGTGATGGTAACCGCAACAACATGCTGCTTCGTTACGCGATGATCCTGATGGACTCTGGTTTCAACTTCGGTGCCATCGATGACCACGTACGGGCGATGAACGACAAGCTCCCGGACAAGCTCGATGACAACGAGATCACGGCCACCATCATGAAGACCGTCGCCAACCGCATGACCGCACGACCATAGGAGAAACCATGAGTAAAGAACTACAACCGCATCAACAACGTGTCGTCGATGAGCAACGTGAACTAGACACGAAGATCGTGGCCCTGCGCACGTTCATCAAAGGCGACATCTTCAACAAGCTGGATGTGCAAGAACAGACACGACTGGAACTGCAAATCGGCTACATGGAAGGCTACAGCAGCGTCTTGGGCCGTCGTATCGCTGCATTCTAATCAGGCACCCTCCGGGTGCACATTCGGAAAATACAGGCCGGTGTCTGCTGGCCTGTTCTCAACCAAGGAAACCAAATGAGTGATGATACTCAAGTAACCAGCGTCAATGACTTCCTCGTGGCAGTCGTAGGCAAATCCTCGACCGGCAAATCGGCTTCGCTGATGGGCATCGAGAACCCGGAAGGCGTGGCCTATGCCAACTGTGAAGCGGGCAAGAAGCTGCCCTTCCGCTCGAAGTTCAAGGAAATTACGATCACCGATCCCTTCCAGGTGATCCAACTCCTGCAAGAAGTCGAAGAGATGCCCGACATCCATACCGTGGCCATCGACTCGCTGTCGTTCCTGTTGGAGATGTATGTTTCCCTGTACGTGGTCACCAACACGGCCAATGGCATGAAGGCATGGGGCGAGTTCGCCCAGTTCGTCAAGAACATGTTCCAGCAACACGTTGCCGCATCGACCAAGAACATCATCTTCATCTCGCACACCGCCGACAAGTATAACGAGTCGGAACTGGTGAGCGAAGTAGCAATGCCGGTGCAGGGTTCGACCAAGAACGTTGGCCTCGAAGCCTACTTCTCGCTGGTCATCGCCACCAAGAAGGTCAAGATCAAGGAACTGGAGAAGTACAAGAACCCCATGCTGACCATCACCGAGGAAGACCAGATCCTCGGCTACAAGCATGTGTACCAGACCCGCCTTACCAAAGAGACTTCGAACGAACGTCTCCGTGGTCCGATGGGCATGTGGTCGATCCAAGAGACCTACATCGACAACAACATTCAACACGTCATCAACCGTCTGAGGGAGTACTACGCCTAACTCTACTTGAGTGCTAGTACCCACTGATATACACTTCTGTCTCCCCAACCCGAAAGGAAATACCATGAGTCTGCTCAAAGGACTGAAGAAAGACCCGACCCTCGCTGGCGAACGTGACACCGTAGGCGGTGGCAACATCCGTGAATCGGATGTGTACCCGCTGACCGTTTCGATGGCTTACCTGCAAAAGTCGTCCGGTGGCGCACTCGGCTGCTTCCTGACCTTCAAGGATGCCGATGGCAAGGAAATCAACCAGACCATCTACGTCACCAGTGGTGATGCCAAGGGCAACAGCAACACGTACACCGACAAGGACGGCAAGGAACACTATCTGCCGGGTTACCTGCAAGTGAATGGCCTGTGCCTGCTGTCCATCGGTCAGGAACTGTCTGACCTCGAAGAAGAAGAGAAGACCATCTCGGTCTACGACTTCAACGCCAAAGCCAAGGTCATGAAGAAGATGCCGGTGCTGACCGCCCTGATCGGTGCCAAGATCAAGGCCGGTATCGTCAAGCAGATCGTCAACAAGAACGTCAAGAGTGACGACGGCGTGTACTACCCGACCACCGACACCCGCGAAGAGAACGAGATCAGCAAGTTCTTCCGCGACGACGATGGCCTGACCGTGGCCGAGATCGAAGCCGGTACCACCGAAGCCACGTTCATGGACGACTGGCTGAAGAAGTTCAAGGGTCAGGTCATCGACAAGACCAACAAGGACGCCAAGGCACCTCCGGCTGGTGGTGCCAAGCCTGCTCCGGGTGGTGCACCGGCTGCGGCCAAGCCGAAGTCGAGCCTGTTCGGTAAGCCCGCCGCGTAACTGTCTCCTGCGTTGTGCCTTGCTGCCCGGTGAAAGCTGGGCAGCTTTTTTAATCCCCAAGGAACAAAATGACCGATCAAGAAAACAATCTGCCGGATGGCATGGGCATCATGAACAACATCGACCAGATGGCTTTCCTCGTGGCCGAATGGTTCGAGAACGCCCACAAGCAGGCCCAGATGGCTTACGAAGTGCCGGATGGTCAGCCGATCACCGTCACCTTCGAGAAGGATGGCAAAGCCGAGGAACTGGTCCTGACCGGTGATCTGCTGAAAGGCTTCAAGGCAGGCTGCATCGTCTTGACGAATATCTTCGGCCAACTGCCGTTCGCCCGTGTGCAGGAACCGGCACCACTGCCGGAAGGTTTTGCGACCTACGAAGAACCGGCACTGAAGCTCGTGGCATCGAACGATGACCAACCTGCGTCGGGCAACTGACCGGTTCGTGGTGGTGGGTTTCGACCCATCACTGCGTAACTGGGGCGTGGCCAAGGGTATCTATGTCCCTGCGGAGAAGAAGCTCGTCATCGAATACCTCGATGTGATCCATACCCAGCATGACGACAGCAAGCAGGTACGTAACAACTCCAAGGACTTGGAGACCGCACAGCAGCTTTGCAAAGGTGCCTGGGAGGCCTCAGAAGGCGCTCAGGCGATCTTTGTGGAAGTCCCGCATGGAAGCCAGTCCGCAAGGGCAATGGCTTCCTACGGCATCTGTGTAGGCGTTCTGGGAGCATTGCGTACCGCAGGCATCCCGTTCTTCGAGGTGTCCGAGTCGGAAGTCAAGAAGGCGACTACCGGCAACCGGAAAGCCACGAAGACCGAGACCATCGCATGGGCCATGGCCAAGCACCCCGAAGCTCCTTGGCCGATGTATTCCCGCAATGGTCAATTGTTGGTGTCCGAAGCCAAGGCTGAACACATGGCTGATGCTATCGGTGCCATCTACGCTGGCCTTGCCAGCAAACCGTTTCAACAACTCATCCCCTTCATCACCCCTTAAAGGAAGCACCATGAAAATGCAACTGACCCAAGACGAAATCAAAGCCGCCATCGCCCGTTACGTCCATAACGTGATCGGCATCGATCTGACGTACAACGATCTGGCGATCAGCTTCTCGGCCACCCGTCTGGAAGGCACCATCGCCTTTCTGGACATCACCACCAAGACGAAAGCCGCTGTGTCTGCAATCGTGGGCACCTGCACGCCGACGATCCCCGGCTATTCGGAACCTGCCGAAGATGTCACGGCCATCGATGCGCCGGCACTGGCTGAACCGGTTGCCGATCCCGGTACGCCGGAAGTCGCTGCCGAGGCACAAGCGGAAGCCACGCTGAACGATCCGGTGCAACTGGCCGAGACCGTGGTGGAAGCCGAGCCGGAAGTCGTTGCTGAAGCCAGCATGACGGAAGAAGCTCCGGTTGCTGAAGTGGTACCGAAGAAGTCCACGGCCACGCTGTTCGGCAAGCCTGCGACTGCTGCCTAATCCATGATGCTGATCTACGGTATCGTCGTCATTGCCATCATCGCAGGACTGTTCTTCGTGTCCATGCTGTTGTCGGCTGTGATGTCCGTGATCGGTGGTGTCATCGGTGCCGCCCTTGCGGGTGGTGCCGTGATAGCATGGATTTATCTCTGCTGGTGCGGTTACCGTGCCAACAGGAAAAAAGGTGTCCGCAGGTAATTGCTGACCGTCACCCTCACGAAACGAGGGCAAACCTTTCAAATGGGTAGAGTAAAAATATCCCTCGGCATAAACGAGGGACCACACAGAGAGGCTTTCTCGGATGCATAGGGGCATGCTCACATGTTCCCTTATAAGCCTGACACCTTGAAAGTCTCTCTGTGTGGTGACGTGCAATGCTGATGCACAGGCAGGCTCCCAGTTAATTCCTTTTCTGGCAGCTTGCTGTCGGTGGAGATGGATTTCCATGGGGGCCGACAAGCCGGATGAAGACAGCACCGGCCACCACTACATACCTGTTCCGGGAAGGATGGGTAAGCAGAAGAAGAAAGCCCCCTCACGGGGGCTTTTCTTTTTAGTTGAAGGGCATCGTTACTGCCTTGTACGTGGCCAGCGTACCGATGGCTTGTGGGTAAGTGAACACACCAGCTTCAAGCGGGTTGTTACCCAGTCGATGGTAGAAGGAAGAATCCATCACCGTCGGCAGATGCTTGAAGTAGTGCGACAAGGCCACCAGTCCCAGAGCACGTCCCGGATTACCCCGGTGCAGTGCCAGCAGCACCTTCTGGATACGCAGGTAGTACTTGGTGAACCTCACGAAGCCCATGTCGTTCAGGTACTGGGTACGGCGATCCGTGGGCACGTCATAGAAGATGAATGCCTCGGATGCCAACGAGACGGCTTCCTCCTTTGACATCGGGTCTTTCTTCTTGGTCGTCATGTGCTGGTACAGCGTATAGCGACCAAGGAAGTCCGAGATTTGGGCAGCTTCCGACAGCAACTGGTAGACATAAGTTTCATGGCCCATGTACAACTGGTTGGCCACCGACTTGACATCCGGATTGATCCAGCTAGTCAGTTGCTCCGTACGCTTGTTGAACTTCGACTTGTACGAGTAGATGTCGTCATCCATCTCCACATCATCCACGATGGTCGGCATCAGGCCCGCTTGGATCAGTTCATGCATCGGGTTCCTTGCCAGTGCATCCTTCAGCTTGGCTACCCGAGCTTTATCCTCATTCACGTTGCCGGACGTTCCGGTGTCGAGCTTGGTCTGCAATGCGAACAGTTCAGCACTGTCACGCTTGTAGGCGATAGCGCCACGGAATGCAATGCGGTGACTGCGGAAGATTTCCGTCAAAGGTACACCGAAGCCATACAACATAGAGATGTTCGAGGTCATGTTGCCCATCAAAGTGGACAGGTTCTTCACGACCACGATGTCCTTGGCTTCCTTCACCAGCCACTGCCACATCTCTTCGACAGTACGCAGACGCACCATTGCACGGGCTTCACGCGACTTGAAGTCTTCCGGATCAGCATGGTCGGACAGCATCTTGCCGGTACCGAGGAAACTCAACACATCCCCCATCAGCTTCTCCCAACCCTTGCGTGCTTCACGATCCTTCTTCAACACATCCGTGATCGACAGCTTACGGTAGCCGAAGGTCATGTCCAGCAGATCGATACGCACCTGCATGGCATCCGACTTCCACACTTCACGGATGGTCTGCTTGGCCGACTCAGGCAGTAGACGATAGATTTCACGCATCTCCGGATCAGCCGAACGCGGACCCACTTCGATGAATGAACGGGGACGCTCGTTGAACTCCTTACGGTACTGTTCATACAGCGTTTCCACCACCGTGCGGTTCTGTTTAGGCGTGCCTTCCTTGTCGTAGATCGAACCTGCCATCGTGCCCATCAGCTTGTCGAAACGGTTGTCCCGGTCAAGCACATTATCCTTCACGTCATTGGCCATCATGTAGCGGTAGTTGACCTTATCACCCTGTGGATTGATGACAGGTACAAGGTACTCTTCCGTCACCTTGTCCGGTTCAATCGGATGGGTGAACATACGCTGCACATCGTCTGCCACATTCTGGCCGATCTGGTGCATCATTTCCGCGTTGTATAGTCCTTGATCGCTGAAGAAGTCCAGTACGCCGTTGTGCTTGGTCGTACCCTTGGTATTCATCGAGGTCAGCGACATGCTGCCGGTCAGGTATGGTTGCAGACCCGAGCCATGACGTGCCATCAGGTAGTTACCACCTGCTTCCGGATCAGCCTTGGCTGTTGCCAGCTTCATGCCTTGACCAAAGCCTTGATCACGCAAGTCATCGAGTTCATCCTTACTTGCCAGACGCAGTTCGACATAAGGGTTGTAGACCTCCGGCAGATAGCCCTTCATCATCAGGGCTTCCTGATCCTTGAACAGACGTTCCTTCGAGTCGGCTTGCAGCTTCTCGTGCAGCTTCAGGGCCATCTCGACACCGTTGCCCTCATCCCGTGCCATCTCCTTGGCCATCAGTTCACTGGCCGTCGTCTTCTCATCGGCATTCGAGTAATGCAGGGCATACAGCGATGCCAGATGATCGATGGCCGGTTCGAAGCGCATGGCATCCTGTGGCATTGCCTGAGTTGTGCCATACAGGCGTGCGATGGCATGGGCATTTTGCATGGTGTTGGCGGCTCGTGCCTTGCCATTCACCATCTTGTAGCCCAGTGCCTTGGCTGCATTCACGTAGTACATCTGGTGCGGCGACGTAGCCAGTTCCTGCGTCACATCGACGATGGCTTGGGACAGCTTGGCTTGGTCATTCAGCAGGGCATGCAAGTCCTTCATGTCCGTGTAACGGGACATCAGGGACGCCATGTCGGTGCGCAGGAACACGTTGCTAACGGCCTTCTTCATGTCGTCCGTCAGGTTCTTGCCCTCATCGCTGAAGGACTCGATCAGTACCTTCGAGGTACCGGCGATCAAGTCCTTGCGCTTGCCTTCAAACAGCTTGGCCATGCGCAGCAGATGCAGGAACACTCGGTTGCCATCATGGGCACCACGAATCTCGTTGATAGTGTTGGCGAACATGCCGTTACTGTAGTGGAAGTGCTGGTCACTGAAGTCCTGATACGCCTGGACCACATGGTCCAGGCGTTCCTTGACCGTAGCCGACACCAACGAGCCAGTCATCTTCAGGTAGCCGTTCTTGGCTTCCTTGAAGAACTTCGAGTTGGCCACCTCATCGACCTTGTTACGTGCACCCTTGGCCACCGAATTGAGCATACCTTCGATGGCATTGACGGTCTGCGACTGTTCCACGTTCAGGCGGGCACGACGCTTGGCTTCGATCATCACAAGCTGGGTTGCCAGCGAGTCCAGCTTGCTGTCTGCCTGCTCGCCCATGCGGGTCTTGGTCCAGCGACCGACCACCCATTGCAGGGCTTCCTGCAACATCTGGTTCAGCTTACCCAGCAGGGTATCGGCAAACTGTTCGTCCGACTTCAGCTTGGTCTTGAATTGCAGCAGGGCGTTGATCTTCGGATTAACCAAGCCAAGGGACACGAAGCGCGACAGATAGTCCGTATTCGGCGTCAGGGCAAACAGGAAGTCATATTCATCCTGCGTCAGTCCAGTACCGATCTGATCCTTCAGCTTGTCACGGGCTTCCTCGTACAGCTTGCCGAGTTCCTTGAAGGCCACGCTGGTCACGCCATCGGCTCCCGACAGGGCAGCACGCATGGTCACTTCCACCTGTTCCAGCACGAAGGCCACCTGCTCGTTACCTGCCAAGCCATGGGCCACCGCATCCAGAGCGAATGGTGCCGTGCCATTGGTCTGGGCATTGGCCCAGATCGAGGCGGCACCCAGCGTACTGGTGCTCATGGCATCCTGACCGAAGGCACCGTAGATCGGGCTGAAGGTCTCGATCAGGCTGCTCAACAAGCCACGCAGACGGACATCATCTTGAGGCGACAATGGGTTGTTGGCGTTCTGCCCCAGTTCATTGTAGATGTCTGCCGTGGTATAACTCTGGGCCGGAGTAGCGTGCATCAAGGTCAGTTTGACACGCTCTGCCTCATTACCACGTGACTGTTCCATCAACCCAGAAACGTTGTAAATGAGGATCGACAATGCACGTTCTTTCGTGTCGGTGGCATCACCAAAGAACAACTTGGTCATGGCATTGGCAAACACTTTCATGGCCTTGACCAAACGATTGCCACTAGTGCGAGACACCGGATACACGATCTGTTTCAGGAACTCTTGGAACTCCGGATTCGCCATGCCCCATGCGGTGAACTCCTGCACATCCGTCAAAGCACCCTTAAACTTTTCGGCACCCGGATAGTTTTTCACGTAGGTCAGTAGGTCTTCAAGGTCTTTGATAATAGATTTACTAGCCTTCGAGACAGGTGAATCAATCTCATGCGAGATGGCAGCATGCACCAATTCATGCAGCACAGTCTCAATGTTCATACCACTCGATGCAAAACCATCAGATTTTATGTACACATGGCTTTGCTGCCCTTTAGGTGCCAGTACGAACCAGCCGCATGCCTCTGAGTTTGGTAAGGAAAGCACTTCACCGGGATTGGTAGTAGGCGTAATCAGGTTGACGAACAGGTCTTCCGGCAGCACCTTGGCAAGCTGTTTTGCCAGCATATTGTTGACGCCAGTAGTGTTCTTGACCATATAGTCGATGGCTTCTTTGCCTGACAACGTGGCCTTGTCAGCGAACATTTTTTGTACCACCGGGTCCACTGCTCGCCACGTCGATACACCAAGACGACCGAACGGCGTCAAGCCAGTGCCATCAAGCGAATTCATGATGCGAGCAGTCTGCTCGATCTTCTCTGCCGTGTCAGGCTTACCTACCACAGCAGCTACTGCTGCCATGTCGGCGCCCTTGGTTTCCATGGTCGGAGCGGCATCAGCCTCTTCCATCGGTGCCGTCTCCACTGCCTTGCCATCAGCGAAGTCACGGATGACATCGAATGCCTTGTGGGCTTCGTCGCTCATCTCGGTGACCACCGACTTGATATCGGCAAGTGCCTGTTCACGGACCGACTTCGGTACCTGATACTGGCCACTCTCCCATGTGTACTGGTCCACCACGCCAATCTTGGCGATGGTCGAGAGACGCACACGATCTGCATTCACGGCATTGGCGATGGCCATGGCACGGATACCGTTGACAGCTTCGGCCACCGACATATCCTGACGCTCCTTGGCTTTGACCTTGTTGCGTGCACCAACGACTTCCTTCCACTGGGCCACGATGGCATTCACATCGGCCTTGTCGATTTCGCCGTCTTGGATACGCTTGGCCAGATCGGCAGCGATCCGCTCCACCATGTTCAGGGCTTCACGGGCAGGCGAGAACTTCGACAGTGCCTGTAACGTCGCACGGTTGATGGCCCCAGCTGCATTCGCCACTTCCAACACACCATGACCGATCTCGTCGTGCACGTTCAGGGCTTCCTGCACCGAGGCCAGAGCCGAGTGCATCAGGAACGAGTCGAGCGAGTGGATCAGGTAAGGCGTACCTGCCACACCCGGACTCGTCTCCACACGGTCCATGCCCTTCATGTGCAGGTTCTTGCTGGAACTGAAGGAGCCATCAGGATTGGCCTTGCCATTGACCACAGGCGAAGCCAAGGTGATCTGCGATTGCAGCATCGGGTCATCCGAAAGCTGGGTTTCCTGCTTGCCCATGTAGATACCATTGGCCAGATCACCACCCATCGAGTAGGCGGTATGGACCACTGGCAGCATGCCCGTCAGCTTCTCGCGCACAGCGTCTTCTTGTGCTGAGGTCAGGTCGGTACGGGGCTTCTTCTGCCCCTTGCCCGTTTCTTCGGTACCTCCGGTCTGCTCACGCCATGCCAGATGATCCTCTGCGATCAGGTCTTGAATAGCCTTCTTGCGTGCTGCCTTGTAGGCCACTTCGTACATGGCAAAGCCTGCCTGCACCGTACGGTTCAGGTCACCACGGCGTTCGATGAAGGTAGCGAAGTAGGACTCCATGGCCTGCTTGACTGGCTCACCCATGATGCCTCGGAAGGCTGCACGCAGCAGTTCCTCGCCATCCTTGGAGATCGGATGGTTCATGAGTTCAGCAGCCTTGACGTTCGTGTCGAACGGCTGGATGTCACCCTGAGACTTCATCAACACATTCATGGCATTCACGAAGCCAGACACATCAGCAGGCTTGCCAGCGTGTTCTTCCTTGGCCAGCTTCTCGATCTTCTTGTAGATGCTGTCGATGAACTTGTTCTCCATCGCCGTGATGGAACCCTTCAGCGACGAACCGAAGGCGAATGCCGTCAGTGGCGTCTTCACCAGATCACGACCTTCCTTGGTCACATCCTGATTGGCATCCTGTAGCGTGCCGAGGATCGACTGCATGGCATCGAACGGAGCATCCTTGGTGACGTGCTTCAGCAGGTAGGATGCCAAGTCCTGATACAAGTCCTTGCCCTTGGTGTCCTTGCGCCACTGGCTGTAGTGCTGTGGCTGTCCTTCTGCCGAACCATAGATACCACCACGGGCCATACGCTCCATCAAGTCATTCGAGTTGGGAGCGGCACCCAGTGCCAGTTGGGTCAGGATCGGGCCATTGGTCTTGCCGTCCGCACCCACTAGCATGGTCACATCGATGTGATCCTTGTCGGCGTACATCAGCTTGGCATAGGCCACCAGTGCTTGCAGGGTCTGCATGCCTTCTGCACCGGCAGCGAACTCGGTGATAGCTTCCGTGTTGGCCCACTGGTTTGCACTCAGACCATTGTGGATGGCTTCGACTGCTGCACGCAGCTTCGCATCATCGTTCCACTTCTGGTTCAGCATTGCCACCGTATCGGCATTCGGCTGATCATCGGTCTTCAAATCTTTGTAGCCCAGTGCACCAGCAATGGCGACCTTCAGTGCATCGACATGTGCCTCGTTCTTCAGGTCCACTTTCTGGGTCCAGCTTGGACGAGCGAACATGTAGCGATGAATCTTCGATGCCTGCTGGTTCAGCGACTCGGTGACCACACCTACACGGAAGTTCTTCCACACCTCGTACTGCACATAGCGAGGCGTGGTGATGTCTGCATGCATGTCACCCACATCCTGTGCACCTAGCATGTCCAGCGCCAGATCAAGCTGATTGGCCAGTCCACGGCTCTTGGCTTCGACACCCTTCTTGTTCACCTCGTGCACGAAGTCGGTATCCACATTCCTGGCACCAGCGACCTTGAGCACGTTGTCACGGCCAAGCGCACCCATCAGGGACCACATGTCAGGGATCACCGTGTGCGGCACCTTCTGGGCCTCGTTGAGCACCTTGGCCAGCTTGGCAGGCACCTTCTGACGCGTGTTCTGGGCATACTCCTGCCGGAACTTGGCAGGCTTGGTCGAGGCGATCACCGGCGTCTTCTCGGAACCGAACAGGGTATCTACGATGGCGTTCGTACCCTTGTTCGCATCCTTGTACTCGGTCAGCTTTTCACGGTCTGCAAACACGTACACCGTGTTCTTCTTCGGATCGATCGGTGCTCCGGCCACAGGTTCGAACAGGTCGTTGATCATCTTGGTATTGATGGGACGACGCTCTACCAGTCCCTCGGATGCCAGTGCCACCAGCATACGGGCACCCAGAGCCGTCTTGAGACGGGGCAGCAGGTCTTGTGGGGCATTGCTGTCCACGGTCAAGCCAAGGGCTTGCAGGGCCATTTCGCCCATGTCAGCAGCAGCGGTGTCCTCGATGTTGGTCACACCATCCAGCAGGGTATCGACCTCATGGCCATAGGTCGCATCCTTGTCACGACCATGCATCTTGTTCAGTTGTTCCTTCGTCTTGCCGGTGCTGTTCGACTCGTTGACCAGCCAGTGATACATGCCATAGCTCATGGCCGTCAGCACGTTCTCATCGACCGATACCTTGCTGCCTTCCTTGGTCAGCATGTACTGCATCATGTCACGCAGCTTGAAGGCATCCTGCTTGTCGTAGGTGGCAAGCTGCTCTGACAGCACACCGTTCCACACCTTGGCTTTATCGGCAAAGTGCTTGATGGCTGCTTTCTGATTAGCCGCTCGATCCGGATCGCTGTCGTACTGGATGAAGTCAGACGGTGCAACGATCTTCTTACCAAGCCAAGTGGAAAGGAAGTTGCGTACAGCGATCAGGGGACGATGGCCACCAGTCGTCTCCACCTTGGCTTTCTGCTTGAAGAACTGGGCAATCGGATTCATCGCCGGATTGCTGAACAGTTCCTGCATCTTGGTGGTCGGCTCGACCGTCAGACGGGAAGCCATCACACTCAGAGTGCCATGGTCGGCCAGCACATCTTCATGGTGGGTCTGTTCGTTCCCCGCCGTCGCAGCCTCCGCAACGGGCGCAGGGTTCGCTTCGCTCACCGCTGCTGGTTGCTGCGCTGCTTCCGGCTTGGCTTTGGGTTGCAGGGGCTGGCCACCGTCGGCTTCATACGCACTGCGGACTTGGGCAATCACATCCTGATGCTCTTGTTGCAGGGTTGCCAAGCGGTCCTGCACGGCCTGATACATGGCTGCTTCTGCCTCCAACCCGTTCTGCTTGTGCTGTTCAGCCACATGGCGCAATGCCTGATGGTGGATCTTCTGATGCAGGCCGAGGCTGACAACGCATTTACGATAGCTCATCTTGTGCGATTTCAAAAAGGAGTTGGAGGATTACCAGTTCTTCTTCTTCTTCGGAAACGTTGAAGACCGGAATTTCATATTTCTGTGTGTCAGCATTATAGTACTGCCTTACCGTAGGGTATCGACTCTTTCCGGGAGAAGAACCACCACTTTGCGGTACCGGTACAACCTGTCGGACAGGAGGGCCAATATCGAACTCGGCCCATGCCACATCGACACGGGTACCCAAGTAGGCCGTATCGAACACGGCCCAGGTGACATCCACCCGGACCGCTGCATTCGTGTCGAGTTCGGCCCACTCAATCTGGGCAATAGGCGTGACGCCAGACCGCGTATCCCCCGGTGCCTGTGTGTCAAAGGTTACCCAATTGACAGTGACCTGCATCACACTGCCTCGAAGGTCAGGCGCAGGTCACTGTAGTCGGTGATGGCATCACACTGGTCCACGGACAGCACTTGCGTGAACACGGTCTGCACTGTAGGCAGCATGATGTGTTCCCATTGTGCGATCACGGTCATACCTTGCTTGAGCGTCACGATCAAGCCATTGCCCGTTACCGATCCAGCCTTGTAGCGCACCACCTGAGCAGTACTGGTCTGCGGATCAACCACGTTGTTCAGCTTGACTTCACAGCTACCCGGTGCCGTGGTACTGATGCCGGTGCCACCATTCTGCTTCAAGCCAGCCGACAAGGAACTCTGTGCCGTGGTCCAGGCACCCGGATCGATGTCTCCGATAGGACGTGCATAGCGTGGATCAGGAGGCTGGGGCGTACTCGTGACGGTCGGTGCATAGCCGGTGACACCTACGCTGTCGGTATCCGGCAGCAGCCAGTGATGGTCGGTACGTAGCAGGGAGGGTGCATAGCCTGCCAGTGCAATCCCTTCATAGACAGGCTGTACCGTGACGTGCTGGGTCTGCGTGATGACGGGTGCGTAACCTACCAGCAGCACATCCTCGCTACCCTCCTGCACCATCTGGTTATTGGTTTGCGTGACGATGGGCGCATAGCCTTGCAGTCCCACCGTACTGCCATTAGGTAGCAGGAACTGGTGCAGTGTCTGGTTTACCGAAGGGGCATAACCTTGTACTGCCAGCGGTTCACCAGACGGTGACAGGAACTGGTGTGCCGTACGGTCCACGGTAGGTGCATACCCGGTCAAGCCAATCGCTTCCGATCCCGGTGACAGGAAGTTGTTGGCACTCTGGATGATGCTGGGCGTATTGCCGGTAACGAGGATACTGCCTTTGCCAGGAGCCACATTCGTGGGTGCCGTGGCCAGCATGTAGGCAATCGCAGCCGCAAGACTGTTGTTGACCGGAGCCTGCCACACTTGCCAGATGTTCCGGTACAGGGCGTATATCTCTGCCGCAGAGAGTGCCCGGTTGTAGATCAGGTTTGCATAGGGAAGTGCGCCACCATTGGTGTTACCACCCGCCGCATCAGCCTCGTACATCGAGAAGCCATTGCTACCGATGGCCGTAGTCCCGGCCGCTATCGTACTGACGGCCACACCGTTCACATACAGCGTCTGGACGTTATTCGTCTTGTCCCATACACCGGCAATGAACATGACTTCACCGGATGCCGGAGCAGTCGGTGCAGTCCATGAATTGGTGGAAGTCGGGCCAGCAAACGCAATGCCGGTGTTGTTGTTAAAGGCATTGGTACCCAGTCCAAGGGACTGGGCATTGACGTTGGTTGTGCGATAGCGAATCGCAAACTGTGCATCCGACAAGCTGACATTGTTGCGTCGAATGAGGCTGACAAACGTGACCGCGTTCAGGCCGGTCATCATGCCATTCGATGCGCTCGTGCTGGGCACGATGTCAGGATTAACCAGACCGCCCGTGGTATTACGGGTCATGTAGCGACCGGCAGGGCCAGCCGCATGCGTCGGAATCTGATGACCCAGACGAGCCGAGATCAATCCATAGGCAAGCGGGTTGGCCTTGTTGATGGGTACGAGTTGCTGGGGCTGTTGCCGCAGCACGCTCAAGGGCAGCGGCGCACCCATATCAAGCCACCGTGTAGGAAACTTCCATCGTACGCAGCGTGCCAGCCGTGAAGGCTACGCCGCTATCGTTCTTCACGACGAAACGTACCATCGGCGGCAGGATGCCACCGAATGCAGCGGCCACACTGAATGTGCGGTCCTGCGCACCTGCTGCCGTCTTCAGGGACAGCGTACCCAGTTGTGTCAGGTTCGGTTCATCCGTGGCCGTAGTACCGGAACCCGGACCACTCTGCCACGTCGTACCACCATCGTAAGAAGCCTGTGCGAACAGGACTGCTTGCTGATTACCGGCGGTCGTACCCGGCGTGATTGCCAGTTCGGCCAACAGGTCGCTCTGCTGGTTGACGTTGGAGTACTGTGCCGAGGTGACATACGTGGCTGCGGCCAGTGTGGACAGACCCGTGACGGTCAGTGCAGCAGGAGCGGAGATGATTTGTTTTGCGGTCGCCATTATCAGTTCCAGTTATTCATTACGTCGAGCACGGTGACCGGTGCCAGTCCAAGGACTTGGGCACGGCTTGCTGGCTGGATGGCGAGGGCTTTCAACTCGTCGCCTTCACTTTGGTCGAGTACCTGCAATGCTACCAAGCCATTGATATTCGCCTTGGTCGCACCATCATTCACATTCAGGCCCGTCGAACTGTTCAAACGGTTCCATGCCACCAGTACCACCGCATCCTGTTGGGATGCCGCATACAGCTTGCGAATGATCGAGGGACCACTGGGGCATTCGGACAGGATGGTCAGTGCCGTGACCCAGCGTTCCTGTGCCATGGTCGTAAGCTGGACATTCAGCAGATCGGCCACGATGCCAGGAGCATCCGGCAGGTACACGGCATAGCCCATGCCAGTAGGGTCTTGTCGGAGTTCTTCAACGAGCGTCATGGTTTGTTCACCGGGTTCATGATGTTGTGGAGACAGTGGTCAGGCCAGAAGCGTGATAGCAACCAGCAAACCAAGGAGCAGAACCTGCAAGGTCTGCCTTCCTTGAGTTTGCGACCCATGTTGGACGACATGGTTTCCACGTCGCCTCCGAACACGGTATTGAGCCAGATATCCGAAGCCAGCCAGAAATTAGCCAGATACCGTTTCATGGATCACGCCTTGGTGATGTTCAGGTAACCAGCCGCAGGCGTATTCACGTTCAGGTTGTTGCCTGCTGTGGTAGCCGGTACGTCAGCAGGCGTAGCGTCACCGAGGAAGTGGCCCACCACCGGATTGACCTTGCCATTGAGCGTGCCGACGTAGTAAATGACACCACGACGCCATGCCGGAAGCGAGCCACCTGCTGCCGCCCACTGGACGTTATCGCAGGTGAACTTGATCACGCCAGCAGCCATCGACAGGGCCACATTGGTCAGTGCCTTGCCACCAGCCGTATAGCCATTGCCCGCAGCGACCTCACTGCCCGAGAAGTCAGCCCAGACTTCATTGCCGGTATCCGAGTTGTCCGGTGCCATGGCAGAGGTTACGAGTGCCATCTTGAAGTTGGCGGCATTCGCTGCCAGCAAGCCAGTGGCATTGAACATGTTGAGGAATGCTTTGTTGGGTACGACGAGAGTTCCAGCAGCCATGGATGGCCCCTTTCAAGTGAATTATCGAATTACTTCCACGATGACCTTGATCATCTTGCCTTCAGCGTCACGAACGATGTCCGCTTCCAGACGCTTGGTTTGTACCGGTTGAGGCATATCCTGTATGGCCTTGACCGCTTTATTCATGGTTGAAGCCATGGAAACCACCTGATTCAACGATGCCTGCATCATGCGCAGGTAGGCCGGATCAATGGCGGCTGTCTCAGCCTGTTCCTTCTCTTCCGATTCAGGCTTCAGCAGTTTTTTCTTGGCTTCATCCAGTTCAGCCCGCGTCATTGTTCGCATATCAGCCCTTCATACAGGAAGCCAGTGCTTCCAACTTGGCGATCTCGTCCCGGATAGCCTTGAGCACCTTGTGAGCAGGTTTGGGTTGACCATCGTGATCGAACCTCTTTTCATCGGATACCCAGACATCCTTATGTGCTACCGGTGTATTCCAATATGACTTTGGAATCCCTTCTCCGGTATCAACGTTGGATTCTTTAGGAGAACTATTGCTGGATGGTACCACACCGGCATCTTGCTTAGAAGCATTGTCGGTAGATGTGGCCGTAGCCGATTGAGCAACCGTGGCCTGAGCGGCGTCAGCCGCGATTGGGCCGGAAGGTTGCGATTGAGGCGAGGCAGCAGGGGAGTTACGTTGATCGTATTCCTGTTTCCACGCCTGGAACTCGCGCTTACCTTCTACCGTATCTTGCGAAGGAATCCCCAGCGTAGCCCGCACCTGCACGATGAATGATGCGTGTTCATCTTGCGGAATCACCTTCATCTGATCTTTCAAAGCCAGACGCACTTGGGTTGCAGTCTTGCCTTGCGCAAACTGGTCTTCAATCTGTTTGGTCAAGCCAAGGGTATCCGACTGGTCGCGGGCAGCTTGTGCATTGATATTGGAGAAGCCATCAGCCTTGGGACCGACTTGTACACGAGGAATACTGTTGGGTGTAGTTGTCGAAGTGTCAGCAGAAATATTTTCTGCCTTACTCTTAACTTCTTGAGAGATTTGAGTGGGTTTTACAACAGTCTGAACAGGTTTATCGTTCAGACGTGTCTTGCCCTCTCCGGTTTTCTTAGAAGATATGTTTTGGGACGTAGGTTGTGCAGTGGGATGAGCGGACTGTACCACAGCATTCCCGAAACGCAAAGCCACCGCAGCCGACAGGGAGGCATGTGCTGCCCTCAGTGCCTTGGCTTCATTCTGGATTTCCTTGATCAGCTTGCCAGAATTTTCGTGCACGTTGACGGCACCGTTCTCTGCACGCTGCTTGTCGTTCAGTCGCTTGCCTGTATTCACCTGCCACTTACCATCCTGCTTGACGATCTGGTCTCCCACGTCAGCCTTGGCAATGGCCCGCAGCTTTTCCATGTGGCTATCGGCAAACGCCCCCAGCAGGGACAGGTTACGCTCGGCACTCTGCTGGTTACCCGACGCCACCGCAGCACCAATGCGAGTACGGTACTGCTCGATGCCGATATTACCGTTGGGCTTCTTCTGGCCGAACAGCACTTCCTGCGACACATCCGACTGCTTCTTGACTTCGTTCTCTGCCGTGCGTGCTTCACTGAACTTGCGCAGCACATCACGCTGTTCCGTACTCAGACCATTCTCGGTGTTGTTCACCAGATTCTTGATGGCACTCGGATCAATCGAGTCCGGTGCGGTCATGGACAGGTTCAGCAGCACATCACCTGCCTTCGATGCCACCTTGGTGTCAGTCGAGTTGGCAGCTTCGAGGTGAGTGTCCACTTCAGTCTGGGACGGAGTGGGATTGGCCAGCCGTACAAGGTCATGATGTACCTCACGAGCATCGGCCAACTGACGTGTGACTTCACTGAGTCGGTTCTGACGGGCCAACACAGCTTCTTTGCCGGTCAGTCCTTCCAGTTCAGTACGCATTGCTTTCAGATGATCACCAAACATGGCATGGTCATCCGGTGTTGCATCGGGATCGTTCAGCAAGCTTTCGGTGTTGGTGATCTCTTCTTTCAGAACCTTGATACGTTCAGGTGCATTGGCTTGCTTCTGTTCTATCTGCTGCTTACGTTCTTCAAGCTGCGAAATGACTTCACCCGACTTCTGCAAGTGTTCCTGCACTTGTTCAGGCTGTACACCGTCCTGCTTGCTCATTTCATGGAGCACGGCCACTGCCTTGGCAGGGCTATAGTCAGGACTGTTCGTATCGAGGAAGGTTTCGGGAGCCTTGTCTGCCACCGCTTGCTGCACCTTGGCTTGCTCCGTTGCCGCTTGGGTTTCCGCCTGTGCCCGTTCAGCCACATGTTCTGGCGTTGCTTGCAGGGCTTCAGCCGTGCCATGCAGACCACCGGACAGGCCAGCACCTGCGACACCACCCACCACAGCACCTTGGAAGATGTCCAGAGCCGATGCAGGCTTCTGGTTGATCTCCCCCTCTGCCCACGTCTGGTAGCCCTCGGTCGCCGTTTCTTCTGCGCCACCTTCAGCAGCGGCAATGGCCGTACGCTTCAGGGATTGCAGCAGGCCCGCCTTGGTCGCCTGTGCACCTGCCTCGGCAGCACCCGCAACACCTTCTGTGGCCTTGGCGATCTTGCCCAGACCGCCCACGGCATGCTGGAACATGTCACCACCATGTTCGGCAGCAGCCAGCGAGGCCGACAGCAGAGCCATGCGGGTACGTTCATTCTCTGGAGGCATGGCGCCATTGTGCTGCTTGGCATACTCTTCCAGACCGGTACGGTAGTTGTCGGCTGCATAGCCCACATTGGAAGCCAACATACCTGCCTTGCCCACAGCACCAAACTCACCCAACAGCAGTTGGGGAGCATTCTCGATGATGTATTCACGGGTTGCCGAAGGGTTGGTGACCACGGCTTCACCAGCATTCATCAGCAAACCAGCGATACCGGCAACGACCTGACTCGGCTTGCCATCCTTCCAGCCCGACTTGACCTTGTTCCATTCGTTCTCGAAACCATCACCAAGAGCCGTGTTCAACTCATTGCGATTGGTTTGTTCGACGATATTCGACAGGTCGAAGGTGTTACGGACATCCTTGGCCTGACTACGAAGGTAGGCTGCATCGCTTGGATTGGAGGTCAACGAGGCGAAGGTATTGGCTGGCAGCGACAGGATGTCACCAGCCAGACGAGAGCCGCCAGATACCAGCGAAGCCACGTCATTGACACGGTTACTGAGGAAGGAACCACCATCCAGTCCCAGTTGCCCAGACCACGAAGTATCCTGTGGTGCCTGCTTCGCTGCCAGTGCAGCCTTCTTGTCGGCAGATGCCTGAGCAAGTTCCACTTGCTTGCGTTCGATGTCGGCACTCCGTACCGGACGGAATGCATCGAAGTTGAAGTTGGACATGAAGTTTCCTGAGTGAATGTATTTTGGAATTATATACAGGAAAGGGTGGACCAACGACTGTCAGCCCACCCTTTTGCACGAAACCCGCTCCTTTAGTTACCCAGCAGCTTCTTCAGTCGTTCACGTTCGGCCATGACCTTGGCCAGTTCGGCATTCGTGTCAGCGATATCGATGCTGTCCCGGACACTCCCTCGCTTCTGGTAAATCTGAAGGTTGGATTGCAGATCAGCGATCTTGTTATCGAGCCGACTTGCAGCTTGCTGTTGTTGGGCCATACGAGCCTTGTCATTGAGAGCAGACTGACGGTCCATCATGGCCTGATTACGCTTGTTGGCTTCGGCAGCACGAGCCATGAACTCTGCTTTGGCAGCAGCCTTTGCATCTGCTTCCTGCTGGACCGACATCTGACGTGCTTCGAGGTTGGCCGCTTCACGGGCAGCAAACATGTCAGCACTGGTCGGACCCTGACCGGCAGGCGAATTGCGTGCCTGATTCATCAGGTCATTCAGACGCTGTTGGGCAGGTGGCAGTACAGGGGCAGCAGGAGCCTGTACGGGTGCCGCAGTAGCCGAAGGAGCACCCACAGCAGGAGCAGCGGGCTGGGCAGGATTGTTCAGCGACTGTGCATCACCGAACGGATTAGCTACCAAGGTACCGGCACCTACGGAACGTACAGCAGGCGTACTTGCACCCGTACCCGGATCACCCAAGCCAAGACCTCCAGTCGTCAAGCCATCACGGCGTACCTGATTGGCAGCGATCTTGGCGCTCAAGGTCTTACGAAGTTCCTCCGCGTATTTTGCATCCTCGGCACCGGTGCCATTCGCAGCCAATTTAGCGGCATTACGAGCAGCAGCAGAACGCTCAAGAATACCCAGAGTCCAGCTCTGGTCAATACCCTTGATACTGGCAATGACTGCGTTGGTGGTGATACCAGGATTCTTCTTTAGGATCTCAGATGCAGCGATACGTGCCTGTTTCTGATCTGCCGGGTCTTTGATGCTGGCGACAGCATCATCGATCACTGCTTGACCCACCAGCGAATCTGCCTTGTTCTTGAAGGTATTGGCGTACTCGGTACGATACTTGGCATCACGCGCTTCCAAGTGGTCATCCAGCGCCAACATGGCATTAGCTTCATTCACCGAAGCGTTACGACCCGCAATCTTGACCTGTTCTTGATTGGATCGTGCATTCATGAAACCAATCGAAGAATCATTGGCCATGTGCGTGATGCTGGCCGCGTTCATCTGACCTTTCCAGTCATGCTCTTGGTCAGCATGTGCACGGTCGATCAACTGACGTTGGGCATCGTTACCGTTACGGTACAGGTCGGCCTTGACACGCAGGTCCATGGAAGGCAGTTCCTTCATGGCCGCATCGATCTGTGTCTTGTCACCGGAAGCCAACATGCCAGCGATACGGTCACGGTCCTTGGCCTGCGTCTCATCCAGCATCGCATGGTTGTAGGCGATGTCCTTGATGGCACGGTCTTGCAGCACATTGCCACGCTGGTCTGCGAAGTTACGGATGGCCTGCTGGTCGATACCGGCACCATAGCTGTCCAGTGTGGCACCGAGGTTCTGCTTGGCCTGCTTGAAGGCATCCACGCTGTCGGCACTCATCAGGCGGTTCATCACCTCATTGGTGGCATTGGTACGTCCAGCTTGGAAGTTGGAGTCTTGGATCGCACTACGTTGGTCCAGCACGTTATGGATAGCACCGAAACCCATGTCGAATGCCCGTGCTGCGGCATCCAATGGGCGACTGGCTTCGGAGAGCGAGGAACCGGGCACATTGTCCCAGCGAATAGGTTGGTAACCCATATATTAGATCCCGTTGGTTTTCATGTAGTCGGCCACCGACTGGTATGCAGTCGGATTGGCAGCGACACGGGCAGCTTGACGGTCTTGCAGACGCGAGTTCGTCAGGTTGCGTTGGGCATTGAAGTTCAGGTCGAATGCACGCTTGTTCTGGCTCAGGGTGTCCTTGGCGATACCAAGGTTCTGGAAGCCAAGGTAAGCACCGAGCAGGCCCTGTGCTGCACCCAGTCCCATGTCGAACAGACCCTGCGTCTTCATGCCGGTCTTGTTGTTGAGCGACGTAGCCCATGGCGTGTCATGGAAAAAACTACTGAGCGAGTCCCCGAGTCCACCGAACAGACCCTGTTGTGGTGTCATGTTGACGTTGTTCATCATGCCGAGTTGGGGCATGGCGATACCACCCATGTTCATGCCACCTGCCGACATGTCAGCAACAGGCGAGTTCTGCCAACTATTCATGAACGAGGACGGTGCATTGAGACTGTTGTAGTAGGACGTGTTGATCGGCGTCGCAGCATAACCCTGCATCGACGGGAAGGTAGGCAGGTTTTCAAACATAGAGTTCTCCTAGAGTGTCAGTCAATTTCGGGAGCGTCAGCCTCGTTTCCACAAACGACGAAACTGCCTCGATCCCCACAATCCCAATGTTACCGGAATGCACGGTACGTTGATATAACTCATCAGGGGTTTCACCCCAAATGATGATAGGGTCCAGATGGACATTCCCATCGAGCAGGTCCTGTGCCTTCTCCAGCAGATGGGTCTGGGTATCCTTGTACTTCTCGAAGGCTTCAGCATCGGCACGCAGGGCATTGAACTCCATACCCAACTCCTTGACAACTTCCTTGGATAGGCCTGTGGAGACGTTGACCAGTTCAGCAGCCCATGGGGCTCCTTCCACGCTGCCTGCTTGAGCGATCTGGTACATACCGAATACGGCTGCAACGATTGCCGTGATGAAGGCAATACGTGCACCAACCACCTTGACGAACAGATGTATCGCAATCGACACCGCAATGTACTTGATGATGAAGACGGCAATCGCATAGTAGGCCGCAGTAGCCGCTGCTCCACCAGCAGCAATGGCAGAGACTAGTCCCTGTATGGTGGCTCCGTAAGAGATGATGGTGATTACGACAGCAACGATCACCAGTACGACACGGAACACGCCAGTTTGGTACCACTTCAGCTTGGTCACCACTCGACTGTTGAAGATGTAGTGCAGACTGCGGGCGTACAGTTCTTCCTTCTCGAACAACTGATAGGAACTGACGATGGAGTAATCCAATGGCACCAGCAGGATGTCATCACTCTCGTCGGCAGTGGTAGTGTAGTCTCCCCATACCCAGTACATCATCTTCAGATTGGTGACCGCCAGTTCTTCATACACGTTCTCGCTGATCTGACGACGGTAGT